CTAACCAAAATCTCGATAGCTTTTTCATTTATCCGCTATCATCGCGGCTTACCCTGATTGTAAACATAGGGATTATTTTATTAAAATTAGTATCTTTGCGTATCTCATCTACATACCAGCCGTCCCCTGTACAGGAAACGACACAAAAAATTACTCGCAGCAGGAGGTTTTATCCTCCGGTCGCTGCGAGTAATCGTGCATTTGTTGGTATGTAGGTGAGATGACTGCTAACAAACCGGGGGATTTTTTGTGTCCTCCCCCGAAGGACTTTATTTGTCAGATTCGATGCTGACCGATTCTACTTCGTCTTTTACTTTTCTGCCGACAACCGATGTATTCCATACATGGTCCATCGCAGCTATTAAAAATTCTTCAATTCATCTACGACTGTCTCCAATGGCGTTTCTCAAATCTTTGTCCAGGTCGTATGGTCGGTATCTCTCTTATATACATACCCGTTTTGAATACGTAATCCGGCTTTTCCGATCAGGACCTCGAAAATATCTCCTGTGAATACCGCGTAGTTGCTCGATCCTTTCACAACGGCTACTCCGTTGGGTGCAATCAGGTTCTTGCGGATGTCGGTCACGAAAGAAAAAGTAATCGCTTCGACAGCTGCGGATGCCGCATTTCCGAGTCCTCCGGGATAGGATGCTTCCACTGTTACTTTTATGTAGTAGTATGCCGGGGTCGTAAAACGATACCTAATGTTCTTGTTGATCTGTATCGATCCCGTGTCGTCATATGCGGAAGATTGCCGGAATATCGTGTCGGTAGTATCGGCTGTCCGGTTAATAATTTCGATCTTCACGCTTCCTCCGCCCCGGATCGTCCCCTTGACTTGTGCCGACATCTGCACCTCCGCTCCGCATTTGAATTGACTTGAGTTTCTGGAATCCGAGGCGAAAGGCTTCGTTTGAGAGGTTATGACCGCTATACTTTCCGTCGTTTGGCTCGACGGGACTTCGGAAGAGCCCAAAACCTGGCTTACGCTGTTTATATTGTTAGTAGTGAGTATGATCTTGTTTCCGCTTGCGGTCGCATCGCTCACCTCTACGGAATCGTTTTTGACCTGCAAGATTCCGACGGTACCTTTGGTTGCGTGTACTTCTCCGTCGGCGTGTACCCTGAACACGGCTTTTTTCCGGTTCGTATAGTCGGCTCCCGACCAGAAGGGCACATCGTCTTCCTGCAAGCCGCTCACGCCGGCCGTCACGTCGCCTTCAGCATTTTTCAGCAACATCACATTGGTCATTATCAGACCGCCTTTCACCTCGGTACTTCCGTCTTCCATAGCCTTCTTGAGGTACTCTGTCGATTTGATGGATTCGTCTATCGCGTCGTCGATCAAGTCCGACATGTTGCTGCTTATTTCATAATAATCGGAGAATACTTTTCTGAACTCGGTGCCGGTTATCTCGGATGTCGTACTCATATCGGCCAGCAGGGGCGTGAGATAATCTTCGAGTGCCTGGAAATAGACCGTAAATGAATCCGTGGGGACATCATACTTTTCGGCATTCGCCATGATGCTCCAGTATTCGTTCTGTATGCGTACCCATTCGTTGGCCACCTGTTGTTTATCGGAGGGTGTCAGGCTCGAATCCGAGGCAATGTAGTCCACATCCAACTTCACCTGTTCGATCTGCGCCTGCACATCCTCTTCGGCCGTGATATACCCCGTGGGGGCCTTGTTGCCTTCCGTAAGCTGAATGTCGTAGAGATACATGGAAACACCTTTGCCGACATACATGTATATCTTCTGTACCACACGCGAAGCATCGATGGTGTGGACCACTTCATATACTCCTTCCGTTCCCGCCGGAGGAGCGGAAAGCACTTCTTTGGTGCCGTCTTCGTATACGATACGGAACGTAATTTCGGCACCCTGCTTGATTCGGGCTTTGAAGACGTACGGAGTATTCGGCTTGTATTTTATCTGGCCGCCGAAACAGTCGGGGACCGTCGAAACCTGGGAGGCGTTGGTTGCGGCAAGCCCGGCTTGTATAAGTTTGCTCCAATTGACATACAAATATGCTCCGTCCGCGTCCGCCCCCGAAGTTACGACATCCGTAACGCCCTCTTTGACACTGTTCCATTCCCGGATAAATTGTTTAGCGATATAGTTGCGGGCGCCGAACTGAAGATTCGCAATCTCGTCTTTGGCTTCGTTGGCTGCCGTATCATCGGTGTATTTGGATGCTTTGTCCCAATCCGAGCTCTCGAAATTGCCCGTTGCACGGGATTCGATACAGCGCATGATGTCACCACCTTCGCCCTGCGTCCAGATGTCACCCACATCGTAAGGTGTAGTCGGTGTTACGACGAATACACGACGTTTGGCATCAGCCGTGTCCTGCGCCCGCGCCGCCTCTTGCAGGGCCTTTACCGCATCGCTGTCGGCGATCGGCGTCCATTTATAGGTTCCGTCCTCTTCTTTTACCCACCGCCACGATTTGCCCGCATCGGGGTTCGTCGTCTCGTCGCTCGATATGGTGAAGTGAATCTGCGGGTATTCCGCCGGAGTGATTTTGGCATTATCGGTTTTGCGGATGACAAAAGCTATGTAGGGATTGTCGCTTCCGACGGTATAGCTCTGGCTCCATACGTAACTTGCTATAACCGCTCCGGATGACGCTATCGGATTGTAACCCATCGTATAGCCTTCACCCACCGACAATACGGCGCCTTTGGGTATTCCTCCGACCGGAGTTTTGAGCCGGATGCGGGTGCTGTCGGCGATTTTGATCTGATCCCAGGTCTTAATGCCGTCGATATAGGGTGCAACGATGCTTCCCTGCTCCCAACAGCCTGCGTCCGTCGGGTCGAAATTCGCGGGCAGCGTATTGGTGAACGTGTCGCCGATATGGTTTTCCTGCTCGCCGTCCGCTATCCATGTTTGGGCCGGTTCATTGTAAAGCGAGGGGGTATAGGGATAGAACCAGTTTTCCACGACACCGTCCAGCCGTTTGTTGATCTCGGACAATTCGCCGGGCAGCGTGTTATCGATGTAATCCTTAGCCTGCTGAGCTTTGCGATCGGCGGAATTGGCAGTGGCCTGGGCTTCGGTGGCCGTCTGATCGATCTGTTCGATGTCGAACTCCTTCTGGAACTGTCCCGTCGCGGGGTCGTAGAGCTTGCCTTGCTTCCAGCCTGCCTCCGGGGTGAATGCCACGCCGACGCCGTTGTCGCCGACAAGCCGGAACAGCTTGCTCCGGGTGTCCAGCAGCGCCTTCTTGTCCAGGCTGCTGATCATACCTTGCAGGTAGATATTATCCAGATAGGCCGAATAGCCCGACATTTGGATCCCGAAGACGGAGAGGTTCGTAAGATCGCCGAACTGCGCGGCGATATTCTCGGCCGTGAACTCCCAGTCGCTGACATTGCGCAGATAACGCTGGTAGGTGCGCGTCGAGTAGCGCGAGCTCTGCCGGGCGGGATTCGTGAACGAGCCGTAGGCCACGAAGGTCATCGATTCCATCGGGTCGATCTGCCTGGTAAAGGTAGCCGACAGGGGGCGCAGCTCGTAGCGGAACTGCTCGTTGCGGTCGCCCAAGACCTCCGTGATACGGAAATAGACCGTTGCGAAGCCTGCGAAAGAGAAGTTGCCCCGGCCGTCGTCGGAATCTGCCGTCGCATTGTTCGACGGGTCGAAGTCGTGGAAGATACCCATACATATATCCTCGACCGCTACGGCGCCGATCTCGCCCTCTTCGAGTTTGAGCGTTACGAGCTTCTGATCCTTGTCCACGCTCTCGATCACCCCGGCGCCCGGAGCGCTCCAGTCATCCCCGACGCTGATGCCGACACGGTTTTTCCGAAGCTCCGGAACCTCCAGAAAACGACGGATGAAGAGGCTCTCCAACTCGCCGGCGCCTCGTCCGTCGATCTGTGCACCGAAGCCGGTGATGCCGCTGGCAAAGTCGCTTGTCCGGAATCCCTCGTCGAGCTGCTGCCGCTTAAGGAATCGGGTGATTCCTTCGACCGTACCTCCCCGGCGCTTGTTGAGAAATTCCCGTTCGCTCTTACGCGACGAATAGAGCGTCGTGTCGCTCGCTGGTGTTTCCTCCCACGATTTAATGATGTCAGGAAATTCCGATGAAACCTGCCGGGTTATCTGCGTCACTTCCGAAATCTGATTTTCGATGCGGGAAATACGGCCTGTGGAGAGGACATCGCTCATTTTGAGAGTCATGCTTCCGGGCTGAACGACGGAGCGACTGATCGCGACGATACGGATATCGCGGTATCCGGTATCGGGAAAAAACTTGTCGCTTCCGAGCCGAATCCGTTGCCCTGGCTTCAAATCGAGGTTTCTTTTATCGACAACCGTAAAATCCGTCGATGCCTGGAACACGGATATATCTTTACGGCTGTCGGCCATAAAGGTATCTACCGCAGTTTTGAATTCCTGTTCGGCCGCAGGATAATAACTGTCCGGCATACTGATATTCCAGAGCACGTATTCGTTCCCGGGAGCCGGGACCAACGGTTCTGACGGCAACTGCATATCGTTGTCGTAGGGCCATTGGGTGATGATCTCGAACTCCTTCTTTTCCGAGTCGTAATTCACTTCGAACTCCCGTCCGCGAAGCTCTCCGGTCTGAAAGGTCACCCGTTTGACGAGGCCGCCTATTTCGTATTGATTGGGATCGAACGGAATGTCGGGATCGGTGAAATACCAGACCGTAAACGGAGAGCCGTCATCGCTCGTGCGCTCTTCGGACCGTACGGCACCGACCGTCCCGATCCGGCGGGGATATATCGCATCGAACGCTTCCTGCTCGAAATATTCGATGATACCGAGGTGGGTATCCTGTTCGACGTACTTCGCCCCGTCGGGCAATTGCAGCCGGGCATGTCCGTACCGATCCGGATCGATGTTGCGGGAGGAGCCTACCGGAAAGAGCCGAGTGAAAAATTTCACGCCATCGGCCATGCTCCGTTCGATTCCTCCGATCAATCCGTCGCCGTAAGACAACGGGACAGGCTCGCCGAACTCACAGCGGGATATGTTGAGCGTCATCCCGTCGAACCACCACTCCGTCCCGGCGGCAGACGACAGTTCCGAAAGTGCATCGGAGGCGTACTTTCCCGTATATTCGATATCGATGTACTCCGATACGACCACTTCTCCGACTTTCCATTCGGTCGTCCCCATTTTGCGGTTCATGTTAGCGATAATCAGCGCCGCATGTTCGCGTGCCGGTGCCGTGAGTGTCAGAATCGGATTGTCGTCATCATCCGGATTGACCATCAGGACCTGCGTGGTGAGTCCTTCGACCCCCGACAGTTGCACCGAGTAGCTCCATTCGCTGTCGCAGTTCATCTTCGGCTGATAACGTTCGAGAATCCAATAACGCCGTCCGAGGAAGTCCGCATAATCGTAAACTTCGAGCGTGACGCATTCGAAGGCCGTGAAGGAGAGCGAGAGGACACTCTCCTCCTGTATGCCGCAGGTTGCAGCACTGTTACTATCGGGAGAGGCCGTCAGCTTCAGATTCCCTTCTTTCGAATATATTTTGAGTTCCATTTTTTGAAGATTTGAACGTGACCTTTAGATCGACGCAGCGAGTTCGAATGTCGGCTTCGGCTCCCGGAATTTCACCGAGAAGGTCGCCGCGACCTCTCCCTTTCCGAATGGCGCCAGTTGTGAATAATCCGAAAATCCGGTCATATAAACCCGGAATTTCAGCCCTACGTCCGTCAGATGGAGCGCCAGCCACCCGTCGTCGCCCTCCTTGAGAAATTTCACGAACGAGGCGTAGCGCATGAAGAACGAAACATCGTTCGAGGCGACGATGGCGAATCGCAGCGTAATATCACGGGCTTCATAAGTCTGCGTCAGTATATCGGGCATACGGACGCCGTCCTCCTCCCGAATGGAAACCTCCGCCTGCTGCTTGAGAGCCGGAGGTGCGAGCAGCGAATCGTAGTTGTCGTGTCTGTCTTCGGCGGTTTCCGCGAGGAAAGCCCCGAAACGGGCATATACATCCGTTTGGTTGATCAGCAACAGTCCTTCGAGTATTTCAGCCATAATCAGATCGCTTTTAATCCGTCGCGTTTTATGGTTTGCAACAGTTCATAGATTTGGGGTATCGGTTCGGTATTTTCCCGGATGGCATTCATCGCTTCGAGTGACCCTTTGAGAACCGGGACAATACCTTCGGTGTTTTCATCGATATTCGCGGAATGGATCTGTACCGATGTGACCAGTCCTTCGACGCGGGAGAACGAATCCTGCGTTACAGTCTGAGTGGCTCCGGCCTTACCGTTCTGCTGCGAAGTGCCGGCTTCCTCGTCAATCGAAAATCCGTTCTCTTTTGCAATGCGGCGGAACTCTTCCCACAGACGATTGAAATCGTCCTGTTGATCCATGACGCCCGAAACCAGCGATTTCATCGTTTCGCTCCATTGAGCGAAACGCTCTTCGTCGGAAAGGTCGCTCTGCATGACCTTTTCGATGCGTTTTTGGGTATCTTCGAATAATTTACCGAACACGATCGAGGAGGCCATACGCTTACCCAGCAAGCGCAAGGCTTGTCCGACACTATCAACAAAAGTATTCGCCGCATCGGTGCCGTTTTCGAAAGCATCCACCAAAGCATCGGTAAGCGTACTGCCCAGATCGCCGAAAATATCCTGCAAATAATCCCGGACCGCAGTCAATGCCTCTTCGTAGGTTTCCCAGTCGTCCACCATTTCGCGGAGCATCTCCTGATTCTCCCGTGCCAGGTGCTGGAAAGTTTCTCCGCCCTCTTCGACGAATTGCCGGAGCGCGTCCATATCGACTTCGCCATCCGTGAATAATTCGGGAAGCAGCGAACCGAGGGACTGATATTTTGCCGAACGGAACCAGGTCGAGTGACGTGTCTGAACCTGCATGTTGGCGATCGAATCGGCAATGTTCTCCCAAGTTTTTTCGTACCTGAACAAGCCCGAAAGTCCCGTGCCGGCTCCGCCTCGCCACTCTCCCGGCAACTGATATTTTTCTTCCCCGCGCGAGAGGATTCTCTCCCGGACTTTCTCCAGTTCCTCGAGCGAGGTGCGCACCACATCGATATTTTGCTTGTAACGGTCGTACACTCGATCCCCGAAGATATTGTCGAATTCATCGGAGTCGATACGGCTACGCTCTTTCATGATCCGAAGTTCTTCATTGAACTCGCGGGCCAGACGAAGGTTGCGCTCCATCGAAGTTTCACCGCCCTTGAACAAATTGACAATAGTGGTCAGCGCACCGATACCGGCAGATATGCCTCCGAGAATTCCGGAGGCCATGCCGAGTGTGTTCGATGCGGCTTGAGCTTTCCGGTATGCCTGAACGGCATTGATGATTTGCAGGGTAGAGCCGGCGATATCTCCTGCGGTGGCGATGATGGTTCCTCCGGCACCCCCGACGGCATCGCCGACCTCATTGAAGGTACCGATGACGTCGGTCAATACGCGGTGAAGCTCCGTCCAGGAAGTCGTATCGGTAGTTTCCTGTTCCGTTTGGTTCTGTTTTTTCGCCAGTTGCTGTTCGGCCTTGCGGAGTTTGGCCCGCGCAACGGCGATGGCATTACCGTCATCCGGCGTTTCGCTTTGCAGGTTCTCCAGCTCTTCCTGAGCTTCGATCACCAGGCTTTCCAGCTTTTTGACCGAGGCAGCGACGACCCGGTCGGCCCAGGCTTCGAATTCCGGGAACTGGCTTGCAAATTGTTCCGTGAAGTCGTCGAGCGCTTTTTGTTTGGCCTCGCGAGCGAGTCGCTGGGCCTCCGGATTTGAGGCAAGAGCGGCAATATCCTGATCGTATTTCCGGGCGATTCGCAGACGCCCCTGCTGGTAGGTTTCGTACTTCTCCAGCAACTTGGTGTATGAAGCCTCCTCTTTCTTATCGACATCCGCAAGCTCTCTGTCCCGAATTTCCGCAGCTTGGGCTATTGCAGCGGCCGTGCCAGCCATAAAGGTTTTCTCCGCATTCGAATCGATATCGGCCCCCGACTCCCGGAGTTTGCGAATCAGCGCGAGCGTCTGTTGTTCCTGCCGCTCATATTCCTGACGGTTTTTCTCGTAATTGAGGCGGATCGCTTCCCGTTCCCGGTCGAATTCGTTTTCAATCAACTCGACCCGCTGGTCGTCGAGGCTCTGCTGTTGGCGACGTACGGCCGCCTTATACTGTTCTGTGAGTTGGTCGGTGGAAGCCGGTTCGCTACCGGTCGCGCTCGGCGTGCCGGACGGGTTTTCCAGCAACTGGGCCTGCTCCGCCACGGCAGCCAATTTCGTCCGCTGCTCTGCGAGAAATTGCAGAAATGCCCCGAGGTTGCCATCGAATTTCTCCTCTATCTCATCGATAATCTCTTCTCCTCCTTTGTTCTTCCTGATCTCTTCGAAAATCCTTTCCTGCCAGTAAGAAACACTTTCTTCTGCATCTGACAGAATGGTTTCCGCCCAAGAGAGATCTTTGTACATTTTAGACGCATTGCCCCGTTGGGTCCACGTCGCCGCATCGTAGATTTTCCGTTTGTCAGCAACATCCTTTTGGGCCTCGAGGTATTTGTCATAATCCTTTCGGAATTGTTCGATATCCGGTATGTTATTGAAGAACAGCTCTTGCTGTTCGATATCCACCAGGCTCTTGAAAGCCGCCTGTGCTTTGGCGTATTTGTAAATGTTTTTGATCAGCTCCTTGTAAGTGTCATTCGCTTGTCCGAGCATGATTTGCTCGTCGGAAAGATTCTTGAAATAACCCGAAAACTCCTCTTTGAGTTTGCGCACGGCATCCCGGCGATCGTCTGTGGCACGGGCGTTATCCGTTGCGGCCCGGTAGAGAAGATTCAATTTTACGACCTCCTGCTGGGCGTTCCGGGCCCCTTCGAGCATCGTATTCTGAAAACGTTCGGTCGCCATGCGAGCGGTGTCGAGGGCTTTCTTTCCCCGAAACAGATTCGTCACCCAGTTTCCGATCTCTTTGCCGTACGCTACTGTCAGCGTGATTCCGACGGCTAACGCCGTTTGCCAGGATAGAAGGGACGAAAGAACCTGCCGCCACACGGGGACGCCTTTCTGCCCGCTGGCAATCATCGCCTCGTACTCTTTACGCGCACGAGCCAGTTCGTCGGTGAAGATCGGCAGGTTGTTCGAAATGGCCATGAAGAACATTTGAGGCCCCATCGACAATACCGGCAGCTCCCGGGCCAGTTGTTGGATCGACATGTTCAATCCGTTGAATGTACTCTTAGCTTTCGTTGCATCAGAAGGAACGATTGTCGTATTTTTGGCCGTTTCTGAGACTGCCTTCGCGCTCTTCGAAACGCGGCCCAGCTCCTCTTCAAGTTCCTTGATTCGAGCCTGCAGGGTCTCGATCTGTCGAATATTATCACTTTGATCCATCTTCGGTGTCGTAGACATTGTTTTGCTCAATCGTGCCACCTCTGCCTCCAGAGCTTCGATCTGTTTCCTGGCATCCATAGCATCCTTCTCGACACCATCAATCCCGCCGGAAACTCCGGAGAGTCCCTGGCGGGTATTGTTCTTTACGAGGAATTCTATCTCGACGGGTTTCATTGCAAGTTGAGTTTCGATTGAAAGAGTTGTGCGGTATCGGGTTTTCCCGTTGCACTCCCGGCTTCCGTACATTCGGCCGGGACGCTTCGATAATGCGGGGCATCGGCCAGCATCATGGCCAGTGTCTGGAAATTGACCTTCCACAGAATGTAATGCACCGACCATCCTGTTGCGGAGGCAATTTGCCAAACGATTCCGAAGGGGCTATGGGAACTCTCGTAAACGGTTCTTAACTCCCCTTTCCTGCTCTTTTGGGGCGGCTCGCTTCGTACCGGAAGGGATCGATCCTCTCGGCCGATTCGATAATACTCGTAAAATCCCGCGTGCCCCGCATTCTGCGGAACCAGCGCTGGGCTTCGATCCGGTACTCGGAGGGTACCTTCCACCGGATCAACCAGGCCACCACGGGGGCCAGCAGGAGTCCGGACAGATAGCCGCGACATATCGTCAGCGCAAGGATCAGCGAAAGGCGTTTGGCATGCCGGTCGAAAAAGGCACGCTCCTCGTCTTCGGAGAAAGCATCCCATTCCCGGGCCGTGATTCCCAGCTTCAGGTAGTGGCGTACGATGCGCATCTGCCCTCCCAGGCAGGGGCGCCGCATCGTTACGCGCAGCACCCGCTCCCGGCCTCCGGGCAGGCGGAATCGGAGAAGAGGCAGCAGAATCCCCACATCGAGCAGAGCTTCCGCTGCCTCCAGTTCTACATTGCGTTTCATGGCTTAGGCATTGGGCTGCGAAAGCGATACGGTAGCTTTTGTTTCAGGATCGGACTCCAGGATGAATTCCAGTTGTCCGGAGCGGGGCGATTCCGTGGAATTGGCTTCGGCGATCACCGTGACGCGTCCGTTTATGACTTCCACCGAGAAGCCTTCGGGCACAGCACCTACCGAGAACGGACCCGATGCTTCGATATCGACCGGGAGGCTGCCGCCTGCCTGTTCGAAGGTCAGCGACGTCGGGTCGGCCTCGATGAAGGGCTCCGTCGGCAGAATCGAACCGGGCGAAGAGCCGTCCAGCGGGGCCAGGACCTTCAGTCCGAATTCGATGCCGAGGACGTTTTCGCCGCCCAAGCCGCCGCGAATCTTCGAGGCACGCAACGAAACGCGCTTGAGTTTGACGGTCTTACCCGTACCGGTCAGAATGCGCATATCTCCTTCGACACGCATCGAGCTGGCAGGCATTTGCCACTCCTCACCCGCGACTTTGCCGCCCATCAGATCGACGCAGTTCTGGGGAACCATTTCGATCATCTTTCCGGTAATCTCATTCGTCGCGGCTCGCGTTTCGATATCCAGCACGGGACTGGTCCGAATCTGTGCGGCCCAGAGTTCGACGGTCTGGGCGTCTTCACCGCCCCAGTCAAGGCCCTCTTCCGAAATGTTCCCCATGCGTCTGCCGTTGAAATAGACAGCGTCGAGCAGCATCAGATAGCCGTCGTTAGTTTGAATTACAGATCGTTTAGACATAATTAAATTGTTTTGAAAAGTTTTGCAAATAAGTTTGTTTTATGAGCCCACCAGCCGCCGAGACATCCGATAACGATTCCGAAAAGCATCCACCTTCCCCGATAGGCCGGGGACCGCGTTTGTTGTATTGCTGTTTCCGAAGATTGATGCCTGGAGACTTCGAGGAGTCGGTCGTATGCTTCCCGGGTTTCTGCCAGACTCTCCTTCAGAGAATCTGCATATCGGTCCTGCCGGGCCGAGGTCGCTTTGTAATATTCGACTCGTCGGGCAAGCGAATCGCTGCGTGCTGAAATGCGGATGGTATCCCCGTCACGCCGGGCTTCGAGCGTCAGCCGACCGTCACGGGCAACATAGGCCGCCCCCTCCGGCAGATTACGGAGGCTCTCCTCCGTCACCGTCACCGCTGCTGTCCGAAGCGGAATCGCCTCCGTCCGCAGCGCCCGCAGCACAGAGGTCTCCTCCGATCGAGAGTTCATTGCCGCTCGTGCGGTTTGCTCTACGGCGTTTTGTGCGCCGCGTTGCATGTGCGACACGGTATCCGTACTGTTCTGCGTCCCTGTCGAGAGGAGCTTCTTCGTCGCAGTGCAACTTACCAGCAGCAGGATGGATAGCAGCAAAAAGAGTCTTGTCTTCATACGAATTTCGTTTTCCGATGGTCTTGCGGAGGCGCTCCACCTCTTTAGTCAGCCGGTCGATGCGTACGAGCATCTCTTCCTGGTTGGCCTTGAGGTCGATGTTTTCCCGCCGCAGTTGGATATTTTCTTCGAGAATCTTCTTGTTTTCGCCCGAAAGCAGGTTGATCGAACTCTGCAACTCTTTGAGAAAATCGTTGTTCTGTTTGCGGCGCGAGAAGATCCAGGTGAAAACGCTGCCGAGGAATCCCCCGGGAAGTGCGAAAGCGAGTATCTGCATCCAAATGCTGTCCATCGTTCAATCGGTTTTTGAAAGTTAGTTTACGCCCGTTCGATCATGCGTGCAATCTTCGAGATCAAATCCGCGTAGGCTGCGGGTTCTGCCGTACAGTACCCGGCCTTGGCGATCTCATAAGCGAAACGTGTTATGTCGTTACGATACGCCCAGGCTACTGCGTAGCGTTTGGCGGAAAGGACCTTCGCATGGTCGCGGATGCCCTCCTCCGGCGTGTCGTAGTCGCGGAACTTGCGATCGACCTCGTAACGGTAGCGTCCATCCGAAGTCCGGGTGATCGAATAAACCTTCTCGAATCGTCCGCTCTGCCGGTCATCCGAAAAGTATTCGAAGGTCCGTTCGGTTCGCCGCTTTCCGGTCCACTTATCTCCGGCCGTAATGCCGAAAAGATTATTTCCGATAGCATGATCGCCCCATCCGCTTTCGAGGGCGGCCTGCGCCGCAACAAACAGAGGATTCAACCCTGTTTCGGCGCAGACCCGCTCGATTGTCGGATAATAGGTGCGCTTGAAATCCGTCGGTTTCATGGCTTACTCGGTTGCGGTGCCGACCAGGGCCATTACACCTGCATTATCGCCGCGCATGATGCTGCCTCCGGCACGTACGAGGAAAGAGTAGACATCCCCATAATAGTCGGGCGCTTTCTCCTGCTCAAAAGCCTTGACTTCGCCCAAGGCGCGGCATACGGACTGATCGTGCCAGGCAAGGGCTGCGGCCAGGTCCGTGGCGGCACCGCTTTCGCCCCACCGCTTCGGAGCTTTATCCGCAGTGTAGAGCGTAGCTTGTGAACGCATCATGACGTTGAACGAGAAGAGTTTTCCGATGATGCCGTTCTGGGCATCCGCCGAGGCGAGGAATGCGGAGTTCTCATTGGCAGTGAGATCGCTCAACAGCTGTGCGTACATCTGCGCATCGAGCAGCAGGTAGCGGCCCTCCTGGGGAATGTTCTCGCTGTTGAATTTCGTCATCAGCGTCAGAATATCCGCCCTGCAAAGCCCTTTTCGCCTGCCTGTCGCCGAAGGTGTGTAAGCATCCACCGGTGCCCCCGTGGTTTCGATCACACGATCCGAGGCAGGACTCCAGGCGAACAGAAAATCCTTGGCCACAGCCTCATGCAGGGCGAGCTTGTCCTGCCGTAATACGGACTCGCGTTTGTTGTACGACAGCTCGACCTTGTCGGCATCGGGGATCAAAACGGGATCCGTCGTGAAAGCAGCCAGCTCGAAAGTTTTGTCCGTGTCGGTACGCTGCTTTACCGTTGCGGGTAATGACGTTCGGTTCTTCTCGACTTTCGAAGCGGCACCTGCCTGCGGGATATGCACGATCTTTCCCGCTTCGACATACTCGTCGGCGTTGAACGCTTTCGAAAGGAAGCTGTTGGGAGCGAACAGACCTTCGACGATCGATTTCTCCCAGATTTCTTTTTGAATAGCCATAATGTTTTTTGTTTTTGATGAGTTCTACATGTTAGGTTCGGTACCGAAGGCCGCTTTGAACTTCTCACGGAAGAGTTCCGGCGCCTTGTCCCTGAGTTCAACAAGGCGCCCTGCCTTATCGAGTTCTTCCCACGACTTGTTTACAAGGTCGGAGAGTTCGACCGACTGCCGTCGTTCACCCTCACGGATAAGCGCTGTGACGGATTTGCGGTGCGGAATGGCTTCGAGGGTGGCTTTGGCACTCTCGAAATCCGTATCAAAGAGTTTCAGATAAGCCTCCTTGCCTGCGGTATTGATCCTTCCGTCGGCAATGGCTGCATCCACGAGGCGAATCGCCTCGGACTTCCGGATCTCCTTGTGCTCGGACTCCGCACGCGCTGCAGCATCTCTGAGTTCCTGATTTTCACGTGTTAGCCGGTCGTTGTTTTCGATCAGCCGGTTCACAGCGCCGATAACCTCGGCATCCTGTGCTGAGTCCTGCAACTTGAGGACTTCCTTCAAAGTCTTGTTCATATTCGAATCGATTTTTGAGTGATTGAGCCTGTCCATAAGCCGGATGACAGTCGAAGCATCCGTGAGATCGAGAGGTTTTCCCGTTTGACGGTCGAAAAGCACCAGGGCATTATGATTGGCCCCGATCGTGACAATGGACGCTTCACGGGCTGTCCAGCGCGTCACGGTCGGAAGCGTCTGCCCGGGAAGTTTCAACTCTGCGGCGTCACTCACCTCTTCGGGAGGCCAGGCTCCCATAGAAGCCATGCGCAGGAATCCGCCTTCGACCTTGTCGGCAATCTTCACCGCCTCGTCATCCTTCTCGTCGAAGAGGGCATCGGCAAGGATCTGCGTACCTTCAATACGGATGTTCTCCCAACGACCGATCGGAAGCTCCCAGTCCTTATGGTTGAGCAGGATCACGGGGTTCTTACGGAACTCCTCGAGATTAGCGCCGCTGGTGAGCATACGGAACCCGTAGGTATTGACCGTCTCGTCGTGCAACACGAATGTAAATCGTTTCATAAAAGCCATCATTTTTCGGCAAAATTGGATTGAAAACACCCGTCTTGCAAATTATATTGTATTGTTTTACAATTTATTACGCTTTAATTGCACTTTACATGCAGACCATTTATCCACGATTCGCTCCGTTCGGGTGAAGAGCTTACCTTTGGGGTGTAAAACAGAGATTTTTCATGACACAAGAGTTGGATAACAAGCAGAAGAAGGAGTGGGCGAAACTACTTTTCCTCACTACGGATCTCACCCAAGCCGAGATTGCCGTGAAGATCGGTGTCTCGAGGATTACTATCGTACGATGGGCCAAAGAGTGGGAGGGTCTCAAGTTGAATTTCCTCCAAACCCGTGAGGCACGGATCAAATCGACACTCATGCAGCTTAACGAACTCGACGAAAGCATCGCGGCGCGTGAGCAGGGTGCGCGCTATCCGACGGTCAAGGAGGCAGATATCCGGCGCAAACTCACCGCCGACCTCGAGGCGCTCGAACAGGAGGCCTCCGTGCGGGACATTGTCAATGTGTCAAGAGATATTCTCGACTATGTCCGAGCTATTGACCTGGAGAAGGCCAAGATGCTCTCGGACTATTTCGATTCATACATACAGGAACGGCTGAAATGGGTAAAGTAGATGACATGCGCGCCTGGAACGAATGGCGTGAATACCACCGTGCCCTGAAGCGCGACAAGGCGGTGGACAAACTCTCACCTGTGGAACGGATGAGGCGACTCGAGAAGCTCGAAAAGGATCCCGTTTCGTGGATGCTTTTCTTCTTCGCCGAATACACCCGGCATCCCTTCACTTCCTTCCAGAAGAAGGCGATCCGGCGGATCACCTCCAATCCGGAATGGTATGAAGTGCTCTCGTGGTCACGCGAGCTGGCCAAATCGACCATCGTCTTCATGTGCATCATGTATCTTGTACTGACGAAACGCAAGCGCAACGTGCTGCTCGTTTCCAACAGCCATGAGAATGCCACGCGGCTTCTGGATCCTTACAAGAAGTCCTTCGAACAAAATTCACTGTTAAAGGCTTACTACGGGGACCTGAGGGAGGCCGGCAACTGGACCGCCGACGAGTTCTCGCTGACCTCGGGCGCGGCATTCCGGGCGCTCGGTGCAATGGAATCGCCGCGAGGCACCCGCAAGGATGCCTTTCGCCCGGATACGATTCTCCCGGACGACTTCGACACGGATGCCGACTGCCGTAATCCCGACATTGTAAAAAAGAAGTGGCAGTGGTTCGAGGAAGCCCTGATTCCAACCCGATCCGTGAGCGGCGACCTGCTGGTCGTGTTCTGCGGGAACGTCATTGCCCGGGATTGCTGTGTGACGCGGGCCGGGGCCAAGGCCGACCATTGGGATATTGTGAACATCCGCGATGCCGAAGGCCGCTCGACCTGGCCCGAGAAGAACACCGAGGAGCGTATCCGCCGCATCGAGCAGACCATTTCCACCAAAGCCTTCCAGCAGGAGTATATGAACAATCCGCTTTCCGAAGGCGAGGTCATCAAGGAGGTGATCTGGGGAAAATGTCCGCCGATGCAACGGCTCCAGTTCGCAGTGGCCTACGCCGATCCTTCTCCGTCAAACGCCCGCAACAAGGCATCGAGTTTCAAAGCGGATTTTCTGCTCGGTTACTGCGACGGGACATTCTACGTCTATACGGGATTTCTCGACCATGTCACCAACGACGAGTTCGTGGACTGGTTCTACAACCTGCGCGATTATGCGAGCGAACGTGTGCAGGTTTATTACTTCATCGAGAACAACAGCCTGCAGGATCCTTTCTATGAGCAGGTGTTCCTCCCAATGTTCGCCGCCCGCGCCCGCGAACGGGGATTCATCGGCATCACACCCGACTGTCGCTGTAAACCGCCGAAATTCGAACGCATCGAGGGAAACCTCGAACCGTTGATCCGCCAGGGGCGCCTGGTACTGAATATCGACGAACGCGAGAATCCGCACATGAAACGCCTCGAAGAGCAGTTCCTGCTGCTCAACCGGCAAATGAAATCTCCGGCCGACGGCCCTGACTGCATCGAAGGAGGCGTATGGATCATCAACCAGAAGATCTCCACGCTCAACGAAGGATCCTATACCATCGGTCAACGAGTACGCGCATCAAAACGTTTCTAATATGGCTTTTCTGACACCTGAAGAGTTGCAGACGCATCTCTATAAAGAGAATATCGAAACCATCGCCCGAGAGGACGATGCGATCGTGGCAGCGGCTATCGATGCCGCCATTGAGGAGGCCTCGGGGTATCTCGGGGCTTATGACCGTAAGAAGATCTTCGGCACCGAGGGTGACGAACGTAACGCACTGCTGTTAATTTTTGTCAAGGACATCGCCGTATGGCACTTCATCAACCTGTGCAATGCAGGAACGGATCTCCAGCTCCGGCAGGATCGATACGAACGGGCCGTCGCCTGGCTGAAGTCCGTCCAGCGCTCGGAGATCAAACCCAACCTACCCGTAATGGAGGATGCCGACGGCGACGGAAAGCCCGACCCCGCTGCCGGAGAGTACATTTTCGGGTCGAACCCAAAACGATCACAACATTTTTGATTATGGCACAAATAGGTTATAAGACATCTTCCCGAAAGAGTTCAGGCGCGAAAGCCTCAAAGCCGATAGTGGTGCAGCAGATCGTTGTCCAGGCTCCGCAGCGTCGCGTGTACGACATCGGAGATTGGCGGTCAGCTTTGCGCTCGGCCGACAACGGACGGCCGAAATATCTCTACGACCTGTTCGAAGACATCTTGATCGACGGAGTTCTTGCCGATGCGATCAACAAACGTATCGAGGCCGTGCTGAACGCTGAAGTCGTCTTCATGAATGCCCGGGGACAGGAAGAACCCGCCATCGCAGCGATGATCGACACGACAGCCTGGGAAACGCTCATCCGCGAAATCATGCACCGGCTGTTCTACGGCAGGGCGGGCGTGGAGCTCTTTTTCAACGGCGGATTCCACGTCGAACCCATCAAACCCAAGTATATCGACCTGGACAACTGTCAGATTCTGCTGAACGACACAGGAGATCGATCGGTACCGTACGACCAGGATCCGAACCTTCTGGTCGTCGGTCGTCCCGGGGACTACGGGCTGCTGCTCAAAGCTGCACCCTATGCTATCTGGAAACGCGGTGGATTTGGCGACTATGCTCAATGGATCGAGCTGTTCGGAATGCCTCAGCGTATCGGAAAGTACAACACGTTCGACCCACAGAGCCGGGAACTGCTTAAGCAAGCCTTGGAAGAGGCCGGATCCGCACCTTATCTCGTCATCCCCAAAGAGGCAGACATTGAAACCAAAGAGGTAAATAGGGGGTCCGGCTCGTCATTCAATGAGTTCCGTCAGGCGACGAATGAAGAGATGCTTATCACGATCCTCGGACAGACGTTGACAACCATTCAGGGCGAGCGCGGAGCCCGCTCGCTCGGAGAGGTGCATCTGCAGGTCGAGGATTCGAAACACACGAGCGACCTGCGTTTTGTACAGCGTACGCTCAACGAACGGCTGCTGCCGGTTCTGGAGGCGTGCGGCTTACCCGTGAAAGGCGGCCGCTTCGTCTATCCGAAGGCAGCCGACCCGCTCTCCGTGGATGAAATCGTGAAGCTCTCGACGATCATCGACATCCCCGCAGCATTCATTCACGACAAGTATTCGATCCCCATGCCGGACAAAGGAGAGGTGATCGCCGGAGAAAAGTCGAATATGGTATTAGGCTCACACCTTGAAACGGATACGGATGTCGAGGAGAAGGTGCGGAATGCCGACAACCGGAACATCTGGCACCGCTTATGGGATTTTTTCGTCAAAGCCCCGCAGGGCGGGGCAATCGATGGCATAACCCTCATGCGGATGCAGGACAGTGATACGCTCGAAAAGAGGCTGATGGGACGTGTGGCCGCCTCGCAGCCCGCGTTCGACACGGAGCTATTTCGATTCCTCTCCGAAGACCTTTTGAAGGCCGTTCAACCGGAAGCTGACAGCATCGGGAATGCTGATATCAGGGTTGTGTACGGAGTACGTGACGACGCTTTACAGACAGCGATGGAGATTAACCTGTTCCAGTTCTCGGCAGCCAAAACCCTGGCCGAATTGCAGGAACTCAACCGCCTCTTCCGTGAAAGTAGCAATTTCGCCGACTTCGAACGTGAAGCCCGCAAGATTTGTACGGCATTCAACCGCGACTGGCAACGTACCGAGTACGACACGGCACTACTTACGGCCGAAGCCGCAAGCACCTACCGACGGTTGATGGGCAAGACAAAGCTGTTCCCCTACTGGGAGTACCGGACGGTCGGAGACGATCGTGTACGTCCGTCCCATCGCCAGCTCGAAGGGGTCGTCCTTCCCTACAACGATGCCAGATGGAAGAAGATCTTCCCGCCGAACGACTGGCGATGTCGCTGCCGGGTCGTGCCGCGGATGGCCCATGAGGTCAAGAAAGAGGCGGTCGAAGCCTCGCAACAACGCGTGGATGAGTTCTTCGGAACGGCGACGTGGAAGAAAGCCGCAGCGCAGGGTTGGGGCGTAAACCGCGCCCTTACCGGCGAGGTATTCACGCAGAACCAGTTCTACATCCGCCGCTTCCAGAACAAGGCTTCGAAGCTACTCGGCCGGCTCTACTACAACGACTGGGGACTCGACTCGTTTGCCAAACGCCTGGCGGCAGCGACGGAACCGATTCCCGAATACAGCGGTTCGGCCGCAGAATGGTACAAGGCTCACAAGACGCTGCACGACTACAAGGGCCGCAAAGTCGTCCTGGACGAGAAGGTGTTCCGGACTCATACGACCGGGAGCTATGAGAAAGTGCGGGTGCCGCTGCTGGCATGTGTCGAAGAGGTGTTGAAGAATCCCGACGAGGTTTGGCTGAACGATTATCACAGACCGTTCAGGAACATAAATTTCATAAAATTCTATGACGGAAAGGTGATCGACGTGATTTGTGAAGTGGATGAAAATCTCGAATATAGGATAACGACCTGGTTCGAGATCGTTCAGACTCCGAATTTGAAACAGAAAACGCGAAGCAGCCGCCACATTGACCCGCGATGGAGATACCGGCGGGGCTTGCTTATAAAAAAGTCGTAGCGGCATGTCTTTGCGTCCGGACGTACTGTTGTTTACCTTGGGAACACGTCCTGCAGGTATCCGCAACGCCTTGGATAGCCAGTGTCATACCGCTGCTTCGGGTTAACGTACTCATCCGCTGTATCAAGCCCAGACTTTGGTCCCATGCCCCCATCACCCGCGAGGGATAGCAGAATTCGATTCACCCCCGGAATTGTACGCTTCGGAACAAATATACGAAATTTTTATGAAAATAGAAATCGACAAACTCCTCGAGGAGCGTATGGAGGAGATCCTGCAGGGAACGGCTGAAATCGTCGCTGAAACATCCGTCGGATATTTCCAGGACACGTTCCGGCACAAGGCCTTTGACGGGAATCCGTGGGCACCACCCCGGGTCCCCAAACAATCGGGGTCACTGCTCGTGCAGTCCGGAGCTTTGCTCAACAGCATCCGGCCTGTCGTGGTCACGCCCGGGCGGATCGTCATCGCGGCCGGAAACGAGAAAGTGGACTATGCCCGGGTACACAACGAAGGATTCAAAGGTGCGGTTGCGGTTCCGGCCCATATCCGGCACACGCGCCGGGGTGATCAGAGCGTTCGGCAGTACACCCGAAGGGTGAACATTCCCCGGCGACAGTTTATCGGCGACGCCCGGGAACTCGAAACCGAGCTGCAAAAAAGAATCGAGACTCATGTGGAATCCGTATTAAACAACTGATTATGGAAAAAGAACTCTTCATCGCCCTGTGCGATCAGCTGAAAAACAAAGTCCCCGAATTGCGATGGATCGATTCGGATCAGGGACAACTCAATGTTTCGGAACGGCCTCCGGTGGCCTTCCCCTGCTGCCTGGTCGAGATGAGCTACCCGCAATGCACGACCCACATGGCCGGAAAACAACGCGTGCGTGTGAGATTTCAACTGCAAGTGGCATTCAACGTCTGGGGTACGGCAAACGCATCCGCACCGCAAGAGAGTCGTGAAAAAGCGCTTCAACAGTACGACACCCTGCAGAATATACACAAGGCGCTTCAATGGTGGTCTTTCGGACGCAAGATCAATCCGACATCCCGGGTGTCGGTCTTAACGGAGAATAGGTCGAACGGATTGAAAATATTCCGGATGATCTACGAATCGGAGTTTATGGATTAACCCCAGTCGAACCCGGGAAACATCTGACGCAACTGGCGTTTGGTCGTACGTTGACGGATCAGCTTGTTGTAGAACTCGTCCTCGGCGACCAGGGCGTTGCTGATCGTACGGTCCTCGACGAAAAATTCATTGTCGGCAAGGATCTTCAGCACATCGTCGAAACGTCGCCGCTCCAACTCTGTCCAGTAGTAATAACGGGCCGTCAGGAGGCGGTTGCGCTTGGCGATTCGGTCTGCACGCGACGTGATGTTTCCATCTCCCGAACGGGGCAGAGAACGTGTACGCCGCCGGTTCCCGGCTTTCTCAATGGTCGGGCAGTGGAAAAGAATGAGTTGATTGTCTGACGTGTTACCCATATTGCAAAGATACGAAATTTTGCACTGGAAGAAACAAAAACGCTGCCGATTTTCGATTCTTGGCAGCGTTTTTATGTTATCAAACAATCCCCACATTCAGTAGAAAATCAATGCGAAGACGGTTGAAATATGTGAGTTTTATGTCGAATTTACGATATTCCGGATCTTGTGCCTCCAAATATTGTCGGAGTTCCTCCTGACAGGCTTTGCGCATCGCATTGACCGAGAGGTTACCTCTTGGTCGATAAAGGCCTTCGAGATAGCATTTGCGATAGCCGGGCCTTTGCAAAATAAAACGCACTCTATACATATTTACATCGAATCTCTTGACAGGAATAAGAATTATCGCATATAAAAACGGGATAATTATGGTATCAACTGAATGATATTTGCTCCATTCTGGAGTTTTTCAATGGCTTCAGGCATCTGTTTTCCGATCGCCTTGAATCTGGCTCGGCACGCATTTTTGATCGGTCCTATGGATTCGGATGGACCGTGTTGGACGACATGTAATCGCACCTTTTCGACAAAATCTTCAATTATCAATTTCTCGGCGCGATCCATATCTCCAGTTAAAACACAAGCCCGAAGTTGCCAATCAACATGTGGAGAATCATTGCCTTGTGCAATCTTCTTTACATTGTTGGTCATAGCCCATAATTTGAAAAACAGAATAATTTGGAGGAGTCCAAAAATAAAAAACAGAATTCCAAGAATTACGAAATAAAGATCCATAAAATTATATTTTTTGTTAAACACATACAAAGCTACAAAATTTGTTACTTTTCGGCAATGTTCCCGGCGGCGGAATCGAACCGCCGCAGACAACCGTTCGGGACTACTCCATGGCCGCCAACGAGAGCGGCAATGTCTGTTTCACGCCCTTGTCGTCCTTGTAGGAGACGGAAATGAACTGACAGGTATCGACGGGCCGGTAGGCGTTCTGGATGATGTCGGTGGCCTCAATTAGTTGCGGGTAGCCTGATTTGCGGGCGATTTCGCGCAGTTGCAGTACGCGGCTGGCCTTCAGATTTCCCTTGCGATCCTTCGCCAGCAGATTCATGACCATCTCGGTCAAAGCCGCCGAATCCTCGTCTTTGGCCAGCGATTTGATGAACGTTTTGACCTTATCGACCCCGACATTCACTGTATCGTCCCAGCCGTCGTTGGTGCGATAACCGAGTGCCACCGTGATCTTGCCGTCGGAAGTCGTGAATTGATTGCTGTGTCGGTCCGATTTGGTCCGGAACAACTCATCCTTAAGCGCGATCAGCGTTTCGGCATCGCCGAAAACCTCCTCTTTCAGCCGGCGCATCTCCTCGCTCAACGCCTGCAACCGGCTAAACTTGTTGCGGCAGAACTCATCCACCGACGACTTGTATGCGGCAATACTCTCTTCGCGTTTCTGTTTCTCGGCACGCTCCTCGGCCTCAAGCTGCGCCTTCAGTTCGGCGCGTTGTGCTGCTGTCATTTTCGTAATATCCATACAATTTATAATTGCATTATCTTCTCTTTCCTTTTAACTCCGCAACGCGGAGGAGGATGTGACTTCTCATCGCTTCATTGACAAATTTTAATGCTCCGAAATAGCCCTTACACTCGGCAAGCATTAAAATCATATCATCCGGAAACTCTTTGCGTGCTTCCCGTCGCAGTCGTTTCAGTAGGCGTGTTTTCATAGATATTCTTGGTTAGTTACTTGGTTAGTTACTTGGTTAGTTAAAATGCACAAAGCATCTTACTCGTTTTCGAGAATCGGCCGCCAGCCGATGACCATATCGTCATCTAAAGATCCATTGTTCTCGTGCCAATGATGATTCCGGCCCCCATTTGCTTTGTAAAAGGCAATGCAGTATTCACGGCATAATGTTGTTTTAACTAAAACATCTCGATTATCATTTGGCAGCTCCACCTTCGGGTCACGCCAGCGGGTCAATTCATCGCGCTCGGATTGTGCGCCGGCGGAAAAGCCATCCATAAAGCATGTTGAGTACAATTCTCCCTCTCTGTATTCATAGTCAGACCATGCAGCATTTGCCCTCTCTTCAATTGGTTTCATAATTATTTCGATATTTTGCGAGAATCCTGCTGTTTCACCACTTCGTATTCGTTTATCGTTTCAAAAATCCGCAATGCCACCTGCGGGACTATGGCGTTTCCGCAGGCTTTGACGGCTTCCCGGCGCCACCGAGGAAAGGCGATACCAGCCAATTCCCCGGGAAACCCATCATCTCCGCCACATACAGGGGGTTGAGTCGGGAACCCGTTCCAGTCCGGTATTCGTCGCTTTGCATCGCTGTTTTGGGTAGTCCGTTGCGTATGCCCTGACTGGCAGGAAGCGTTACATTCTTCGCATCGTTGGCGGTCGGAGTAGGCAACAATCCCATTTTCGACGCCATTGCCAGCGTCGGACGTTCCGACGCATTCGGGGAGAGGCTTTTGTTCATTCGGCCGCTTCCTGCGTCTATCGCCGTCGGGGTGGGCAACAGGCTCAACGGCATAAAAACCATCTTCCCGTTCACGCATCGCTTCAGCCCCTGCGTCTGTACGGTGGGCAACAAACCAACATCTGTCCCGACGGTGGGGAGCGCCGACACCGCAAGCCGGAATAATGTACGGCTGCACCTCGTATCCTGCCGCCTCCAGGTCAGCGCACACCTGTTCGAAGACCAACCCTTCCGACCAATTAACGATTCCGTAAACGTTCTCGCCAACGACCCAGCGCGGTCGAACAGTCCGAATAACGTCGAGCATCGCGGGCCACAGGTAGCGGTAGTCTTCTGTACCTCGCCGCTTTCCTGCGAGGCTGAACGGCTGGCACGGGAATCCACCGGTAAGCACGTCGATACGGTCTTTCCAGACAGTGAAGTCGGTCGTTCTGATGTCTTCATATTGTTCTGCATTCGGGAAGTGATATTTCAATACTTTGCGGCAAAAAGGATCGATCTCGCAGTTGAAGGCGTTCGTCCAGCCCGCCCACTCGGCCGCCAGATCGAACCCTCCGATTCCGCTGAAAAGAGAGGCGTGGGTCATAAGCGATCATCGGTTATCCCCGTTTGAGTCGATCACGCCGCGCTCGCGGCGGCTGGCGAGTTTGTCGAGGTTCTGCTGCATGACCTCTTCGAGCGTGAAGCCGAAGCAATCGGCAATGCCCGCGATAAACCACGCACAATCCCCGACCTCTTTCATCAGCTCGGATTTGTAACCCTCCACCTCTTGCAGATCACCCGTATTGAAGACCAAATGATCCATATCCAGCCGGCACACTCCCTTTCGGCGCCATTTGGCGATCTTGTCGGCGATTTCGCCCACCTCGGCCATCAGGCCGAAAAGCATATAGGTCGCATTCTCGCAACTCGGCAGCCGCGTACTCATCGCGCGTGTCTGATATTCGTTCGCCCGCATAGTTATTTCGAATTTTTCCTGTTAAACTTCCTCTCAACCAGATCGCATAAATCCAGGTACATCGCATCGGCATTCTTCTCTTTCACTCTCTCCCGGAACCCCGCTATATTCGACAGCCAGCAGCCGCAACGGACATAAATGCCGTCTTGCAGGTTGAAAAAGTAAACCTTGCTGCCAATCCGAGAGCCGAACCCGACAAAAGCCAGGAAAGGATAATCGCCGATATATTCGCCTTTCCCTTCGAAGGAGCACTCCTCACCGAAAGAGCAATCCTCACCGAAAGAGCACCACTTGCCGAAAGAGCACCACTCGCCGAAGGAGCACTCCTCACCGAAAGAGCACCGCTCGCCGAAGGAGCACCGCTCGCCGAAGGAGCACCACTCGCCGAATATTTGTATATCACTGTAATCCCCCGAGGGGCATTGTTTGATTCCGTCGATCACCTCGAAGGCATCGAAATCCGCTTGTGTGTATTTTTTCATTTTCTTTAGTCCGTTAAATTCAATTCGATGATTCCGTCTATTTTACAATCCTCGATCCCGATACACTCCAACAGAGCCGGGATGCGTACAAGAGGTTTGGCCGGGTTGAAGTCGTAGCGGCCCGAAATCCGACCGTTGAGAGAGCTGATGATCCTACACAGCGACAGCACGATGTTGTAAGACCTTTGAGGAGCCTCCAACAGGATACAGCCGCTGATGGTCCGATACGCCTCGTCCGTCTTGTCGTTGTACTGCCGGGCGGCCCGGTCGTCGATCTTGCGAAGCATCGACCACGCGATGCCGTGAGCCTGCGTGACCAAAGTCTGGGCCTGCGTATAGCGGCGTTTGGTTTCATGGTGGAACAAGCCGGATGCCGTGAGTTCGGACTCAAGGTCGAGCATCGCGTAGTTCAGGCAGCCGACCAGCGTAAGCATCCGCACCGCGAGCGGCACGTACCGCTCGTCTTCCGGACGAGGACCCCGCGTAAGCAAGCGAGTGTTCATCCATGCCGTATGTTTAATCAGCATTGCCTGGCGGTAAGGAAGGTTGGTCATAATTTGACAACGATTGAGGTTCCGATTTGACGATCTGTTATTTTCCCTTATTCATTGTAGATTTCACGCGGATAGATGCTTAAATCGGAGATATGTATTCCGTTATCTTTTTCGAACTGCATCAGCAAGCAGGATATTTGGTCTTCAAGATGTTCCTTGGCATCTTTGACTTCAGATATCGTTTTAATTACAGGTTTCATGGTTAGCTCGGCAATTGGTTGGTTTTAACAATGACGGGAAGCATTGTTCTGCGGGGCCGGGAATATCCTTTTCGTCCCATCGCTTCGAGTTTTGAGACCATCACCCTGAGTTCTGCGAGCGAAAGCCGGGCGAACTCCTTTCTGGCAATTCGATTGCTCAAACAGAAGGCATCGACCACATCCCAATCCGAGGTGTCGACTCCGAGACGTTGCATCCGGTGCAATACCGCAGAGCGGAGCCGCTTCTGTTCACGACGAAACTCTTCGGTACTTAAACCCGGATGTTCGATCTCTGCCTCCATAGCTCTGCACATCGCCTCATACTCGTCTTTCTGCATCTCCCGGAGAGAGGTAGTACGCCCCTTTGTAAATTGTAGGATGAGCGTTTCTTTGATCTGCTCCCGATCGCCTTGCATCTGCCGCAAAAGCGCATAAAACCGGGCATAACTGGTCGGCTTGTTTTTCATGGTATGACGTGTTTTACAAAGTTCTTTCTACTGTCTTTACAAGTGGCGATTCTGCCGTGAAGATCCGCATTCGACGTTGTCGTGCAATCAGATACTCAAGGGTGGCCCCTTCACTTCTTGGCCAGCCGGGCAGCATATAGATTGCCTGGCAACGCAACAGCATGGCGATGTCTCGTCCCATGTGGTCTTCCCAAGCGGCATCGGCCGGAAGACCGTTATTCATCGGATTTATCGGCAAAAAACCGAATCTTCGCAATTTTATTTCAGCCTGCTCGAACTCTTCCCTGACCTGTGCCAACGGACGGCCCGATATGCGACCGCTGATGTATATCTTCATTATTTTACGTTCTTTGAAAATGGTTTCGGTTTGTTGGGGTCTCCCCAGTATTCCTCGGCTTTTTCGCGCCAGATCGTATATTCTCCCGTTGGCCCAAAGAAGCGTCCGTTCGTAAAGGCTTTGTATCCCTCGACCCATATCTTCAGCCCGGCATCGTACATTACCGACCGCGCGGCCCGGCCTGCCGGTTGTTTTCCGTCGGCATGGCTGACGAAGACGAGCATCTTGTCCAGATGCCGTTCCTTGAATGCGATGTACTGACGGTAGTCAAGTTGCGTGTACTGGAATGAATCGATGATGACGAAGTCCGGAGACTTGCGCTTCGACAGCCGTTCGTCGAGATCTGCAATGGATTCTCCGGCTACCACCTGGAACCGGCGGCCGCAGTCCTGCATGGCATGACGCCGCAGCGCGTTCAGGAACGAAACGGAGAGACCCTCCTCGAGTGAATTGTAAAGAACGCGACCAAAGCGGGCCAGCTCCTTGCCGAACGATAGAACGGCGGAGGTTTTCCCGTTACCGGACTTGCCCCAGAAAAAGACGACCCCGGTACGGTCGATTTCGCCCACGCAATTGCCCCATCCTCCTTCGAGACGGAGCGTGGACCGACGGATCGACAAGGCCTGTGATACGGAGAGTGATTTACCCATGATCGGATGGTATTTGAAAAGTGTTTGAACAGATTATTTCGAGGCGATGGCGGCCAATCGTTTCTGTTTGTGAATCTCGCGGCGGACACGGCGCAGGTCGAAGTCGCATGTGGCGGCATCCTTCACAACCGTTTTGACAACACGCTCGTCCGTCAGACCGTTTGCCCGGGCGATGGCGGCAACCTCGTAGGAGGTGGCCGGGGTCAGTTCCACGAACTTGCGACAGATACGCGAATGGATCTCATCATAGCCTTTCTTATTGTACGACAACCCGATCTCCATGCGCCGCTTGATATAGCGAGTCGATACGAAGATGATTCCGCAATAGTTCTCCAGTCGGTTGTAGATAGTGATGAAGTAGTAAAAGATCGAATCTGCCAGCTTATCCCCTTCGTCGAATACGAGTAACGGTTTATCAAGCGTCAACAGATGACGTACGACCCGCTCGAGTGCCTCTTTAAGGCTCATGTCCGAAACATTCACTCCGACCGACCGGGCCATTTCACGGATGAAATCGCCGCGGTGCATGTCCTCCGAACAGGAAACCACGAAGACATTCTCATGGCGCGCGGCGAAGTCGCGGATGGTGGTTGTCTTACCCGCCCCGGCCGGAGCGACGGCCCAGGCGACGTTCTGGTATTCCTGGGCATCGGTCAGCAACATCGAAAGTTCCTGGTAGACCATTGTCGGCGAGAGTTGCCAGTCTTCGCCCCGCTGTCCGGCAATCTGGGCGCGGAGCTTGGTGAACATATCATCGCTGATCGTCTCATAGCGGCCGTTGAGAATCGTCGATAGCGTACCGGCCGAGATCCCGACCAAAGAGTTCGCCGCCTTGTTCTGGCTCGGATACCGGGCCACATAGTTTTGAAGGAGAAGACGGATCTCGTCTTTCTGTTCGTTAGTAAGTTTCATATCTTAAAGTTTGTTTAATAATGATACTTTATCGAAAGTCATGTTGCTTATCTGCTTCCCGACCTGGCCGATGGCAATCGGTTCGCAGGTTTCATCCGAAATCCCGCTCTCGGAGGTCATATCGCGGGCGTATCGATCCAGCAGCTGCTCCTGTGCCCGGCGCGACAGGCCCTGAAGCCGTGGTGTCCGCAAGCCGTGCTGTTCGGGGGCAACCCCATGGGCAATCTCCAGTTCGTATCCCTCCATCTGACGACGAACGCGTTCTTGTTTATTGGCTTCGAGCGTTTTACGCAGGAAGGCCTGCTCCTCGGGAGTTTGCTCCTGGATGGCGCGGTGAACGACCGCATAGGGGACGGCCGGAACTACCATCCGCAGGCCGCCGACGGTCGGCTTTGTGCAGAGCCATACGCGCGTCATGTCATCCGGATCGTAGCGGACGAAGAACTTGCGTGTGGTGTTCGAGCGGCGGAACTCCATGTCGGGATGCCCCTCGGCGTCGAGTACCTCGTAGCTGTACCGTTGTCCCTCGACCTGAATGGCGATGCCCGAAGAGGTGAACTCGCTCGGGCGCTCCGTAACACGCCAGAACATCTCCATATAGTCGTACTGCGAAAGGGCCGGGGCCTCGGGGTTCTGCGAGCGCAGGTACATCTCCCGGCGGCTCATCTTCGATTCGGGATGACGCAGGTCATTCCATCGCTGGCGGTATTCGGCATAGGCCGCACACAGCTCCTCGAATGTGTAGAGGTCGTCCGCGTTGGCTTCGACAAACTCGAGGTTCGGACGGGAATCACGACTCGTGGCCGTAATATTCTGCCCCGTAAACCGCCAGTCGCCATGCAGCACTTCGCGCTGGAACCGGCCGAAGATCGATTCGATGGTCTTGGCCTGCGGTCTGTGCGGTTCCGTCGTGCGGCTGATACGGCAGATCCGCGACATGAAACTCAGCGAATCGGTCGTTTTCTGTCCGCCCTGGTTGTCGGTAACGATCTCGAAGGGCTTGTGGCCGGCCGTTTCGATGGCCATGCGGAAGGCGCGGCGCTGCAATTCGGCATTCTCACGCTCGCCGATACAATAGCCGAGCATCATCTCGCTGTATGCGTCGATCACCTCATAGACCATGACCGTCTTCTTGACCGGTTTCCCATCCTTGTCGCGCCCCTTGTAGTAGAGATTCAGTTTCGTACCGTCGCCATACCACAGCGCATCGCGCACGCCGGGGAGAATCGTCTGCTGCTTGCGGTCGAACTTCTGGCGGGCGGAGAGCTCTCCGTACACCGCAGCCCACCATTTCGGCGCTACATCCGGCCGCTCCAGGTAGGAGGTGACCGAGTTCATCGATTCGAGCGTCTTCCACCCCTTGCGCTCGGCACGCCGGTTGTACTCGTCGAAGATCTGGCGCAGGGTATAGACCGGTACGCGGCTGCGACGCAGGGCGACGAGCAGTCGGCCGCCCTCGGGTGTGATCTTCGTCTTGTTCGCATTGCAGAACTTCTTTGAGACGAGGCAGATGAATCCCTCGCGCTCATAGGTGCGCACCTTGTCTTTCAATCGGGCTTCGTTGTTGGGCAGCGTATGGTGGAAATCCGCCCGCAGGCGCTCGGCCGAAGCCAGAATATTCTCCCAAACGATGCGTGTGGAGTTCTTGAGGCGGTTGCGGCCGAGGCGTTGCTTCTCGACCTCCTCGTGCAGCGCGTCCAGAACAGACGCGTTCAGCGTGTACTCCTCGACCTTGTCGTCGGGGAGCGTCTCCCCGTTCGGGAGTCGGAATGTTCCCGGCTCGAGGCCGGCAAAGAAGCGGCGTGCCTCGGCGTTGATCACCAGCGCCGATTTGTCCCGGCTCAGCAGCACCTCCGGATCGCCGTACTTGGACTCGAACCGTCGGCGGAACCGCTCCGGAAGCGACGAATACTCGATCAGGGCACACGATCCGAGTCCTTTGCCGGGACGGAGAATATTGACCTGTTTACGGCGAACGAGATTACGGTAATTATTCATTGACATAATCGCTTTCCCGTCGTCGCTGCGCGTCAGATCCTCCACCGTGACTGCTATTGTTTGACCGTATCGTTGCATGTTGTTGTCTCGTTTATTGGACTCCCGTGCCGGTATCGCTCCGGATAACGCCTTACGCGTTCACGGGAGAATCGCTATATTTGTGCTGTCAACTACAAACTTTTAGCGATTATGGGTAAGATCTTTCGTTTGAATGTAACCGTCTCTTATTTTGAGGGTACGAACATCAACCGGTATCGGAAACCTATCTTGGATATTTTCAAGAGTTTTGCATGGCTTTATCACCTCGATTATGCGATTTCAATCAATCATGATTTCGGACTCGAAAGCGGAGAGGCTGATCTGGTGTATCTTCGCTCGACAGACAAGACCGAGATATCCAAAAAGGAGTTAGACAAGGTTATTTACGATGTGTTCCGCTATGGACCTTCGCTCTTGTGGGAAGGTGTCGATGTCTGTCGGCAGTTATACAAAGCTCTACCGGACTTCCCGTTTCCGGACGAGTTTTATAGACCTCTGCATTATCCCTATGTGGAGTTCCATAGCGGGAATAAAGTAATACTCTTTGTGCACGAGGAATCTCTTTCAGGGGTACTAAATGAGAGTGAGGATGAACAAAGTTCGATTTCATAATAACATTGTTTTATAAGTGAGCTCCCGTGCCGGTATTGCTCCGGACAACCCCTGCGAGTTCACGGGATTTGTCGAGGTTTACGCCATCACTTTCAGTGTGTCATAGTATTATTGTCGTTTTTCGATTTGCCTTGCTTCTTGCCACAGCGCCCAACTTACCGAGCCGCTGGCAATGATCGTGAACAGGTGAATCAAGTTCCCGGCGCACACGCCGAAGATTCCACCGAGAGCCAGGATCCCGAATATCACCGATCCGACGTAGTTCTCGCGGATAATCCACTGCTCGTTCATAGTTGTGTCGGATTTTGTGTCGGTTTGAAGACGCCACCCCGGGCGAGGGCCAGTTTGCGTATTTTGCAGGCTAACGGGGTATTCGTCTGGCCGCTTAAAGCTTCCCGGACGGTCTTGCGGGCAACCCCGAGCAACTGTGCCAGCTTGACGATCTCACCATGTTCTACAAGTACTTTTGCCATAAAATCAATTATTTTCGTATATTTGTCACAAAGGTTTCATTTGAAACTTCGATGCAAATATATATTCATTTTGTGTAAAAACAAACAAAATGATGAAATAAGTATTTCAAAATGAATAAAAGCGAGCAGATAAACGCATTAATAGCCTATTTTTCAGGCGGAAGTAAAACTGCTTTTGCCGCTAAACTTGGACTTAAACCACAAAGCATCAGTAATTGGATTGCACGTAATACTTTAGACGCTGATTTGATTTACTCAAAATGTGAAAATGTATCGGCAGAATGGCTACTGACCGGCAAAGGCAATATGCTGAATACTGATGCACGCGAAGCATCGTTTTCGGAACAGTCTCACGGCGTTCCTTTCTATGATGTAGATTTCTGCGGAGGCTTTGATATGATGGTGAATGACCAATCGGCGGTTCCGACGGGGTATATAGACTTTCCTCAATACAATAGGGCTGACAGTTGGGCACGGATCACCGGGCACTCGATGGAACCGCTGATCAGCAATGGAGATATCATCGCCCTGCGAAAGGTCGAGGATTGGCAGTCTTACTTATTATATGGAGAGATATACGGTATTATGACCAATGAATACCGTACAGTCAAACGGATTCGAAAGGCCCAGGATCCTGCAAAAGTCCTCTTGGAACCGATAAATAAAGATTTCGACACGATAGAACTCGACAAAAGATTGATAATGGGCGTTTGGGCAGTTCTTGGATGCGCAAAGAAGTTTTTTTGATCGCTATATAAACGTCACACACACGCTTTTCGGGGTATCCGTCACGATCGGATGCTCCGAATTATTTATGTATTAGCCCATTATATATATGTGTATTTATTCGTGATTGGGAATATACCCCCCTCGAATAGTTCCATACACCCCAAAAAGACCACCCAAAATGTCTCTATACCTACTCCAATACACCTGTAGCTACTCTCCAAATGAACATCTAAACGAACATCTTATAATAACTTTTCGTTTTTTAGATATGGCGTTGATTGAACATCTAAATGAACATCTAAATGAACATCTAAATAAAAAACTGACCATATCGTTGCTCTTACCGATATGGTCGTTTGAAAGGATATTTTTAGCCGTTTGAACACTGGTTTGAACGGTTGAACACCTTGCCGTCACACCATCCCGACCGCCCATAATGAAACCCCGCCAGAATCGCCGTTATATTGGCTTCTGACGGGGTTTTTGGTTTCTCGATGCGGATCTTTCACCGCCGTATTTTAGCCCATTTCCGGAACTGTTTAAGGGCATGTAACATTTATCGCTTGAACAGACCGTTCAAATGCCTCCGGATGTAACACAAAAGTAACAGCTTTGTCGCATTTCGATCGCGCAACCGTCCGAGGTTACTTTGTGCTTATCTCTCTGTTTTACATTGGTTTTACCCTCTTAATGCTGTCTTCTATTTTGACACATTTCGTTTTTACCCCCATAGGAAACTCATTCGCCCGGGAATACATCCACTTTTCCCCAAGAACGTTTCCGAACAAAATATAAACCCCAAGCAAATATCCCTAAACAATGAAAAAAATTCTTTTCACGCTGTTCGCCCTGGTATTGGCATCCGGTATCGCCGCCCAAATTCCCGAACCCGATTTCATTGGCGAAGTATTGGCGATTCATTCGGACGGCACGGCTGAAAAATTGGAAAAACACAATGTCAAAATGCGCACCGGAGCCGGAGTGTATATAGCAGGTCTGGCCGTCAATAAGTCGAAAACTAAAATTCTCGTCGCAGGTAGTCAAGCCAACGTACGCTTCGCAGCCGACGAACCGGTCAATCTGATTGTCCGCGCCGTAGACAACAAAACCGACCCGATGTCGATCGTACGGGTATTCGCCATGAAGAACAACCGAAAACAACGCTCGGCAGTCATCTCGGCCGTAGGTTCGTTCAACGTCACATCCAACGATATGGAGTACCTGCCCTTTACCGCAGAAAAATACGGAGAAAACTCCTATTACCTGACTTTCGGAGATGCCCCTGCCGGTGAATACGGCATCATCGTCACCAACCCCAACAATGTCGATGAAAAAATGATCATCGTATCGGCTTTCGGAATCGATCCGGAAAAAATGCCTGCTGCATCCGGTTCCGAAACGGCAGAGGACACAGAGTAAAACATCCGGCAAAGACGGCCCTGGAAACGACATACCAATACCCCCCCCCACGCCACCCTACAACAAAAGACCCCCCGCCGCAAGCATTGGTCTTGCGGCGGGGATTCTTCCATTAAACGGGGATTACTTGCGGTAAACCTTGGTATAGCCGTAAATCGCCTCGTCACCGAGCTCTTCCTCGATCCGGAGCAACTGGTTATACTTGGCCATACGGTCGGAACGCGACATCGAGCCGGTCTTGATCTGACCCGCATTGGTCGCTACGGCGATGTCGGCGATCGTCGAATCCTCGGTTTCGCCCGAACGGTGCGAAGTAACCGACGTATATCCGGCACGATGCGCCATCTCGATAGCGTCGAGCGTTTCGGTCAGCGTACCGATCTGATTCACCTTAATCAGGATCGAGTTCGCGCATCCCATCTCGATACCCTTGCGCAGGAAATCCACGTTGGTTACGAACAGGTCGTCGCCGACCAACTGACACTTGTCGCCCAGCTCGGCCGTCAGCATCTGCCAACCCGTCCAGTCGTTCTCGGACATACCGTCCTCGATCGAATCGATCGGATATTTGGCGACCAAGCTCTTGAGGTACTCGACCTGCTCTTTCGAAGAGCGCTTTGCACCGTTCGCACCCTCGAACTTCGTATAGTCGTAAACACCGTCCGCATAAAACTCCGAAGAGGCGCAGTCCATAGCGATCGACACGTCGCCGCCCTCGCTCTTGCGGCCCGGCTTGTAACCGGCAGCCTTGATCGCTTCGAGGATCGACTCGATCGCATCCTCCGTACCCTTCAGCGCGGGTGCGAAACCTCCTTCGTCGCCTACGGCCGTCGAGAGGCCCCGGTTGTGCAACACCTTCTTCAGGCTGTGGAACACCTCGGCACCCATGCGAAGACCTTCGCGGAACGAGGGAGCGCCCACCGGACGGATCATGAACTCCTGGAAAGCGATCGGAGCGTCCGAATGCGAACCGCCGTTGATGATGTTCATCATCGGCACGGGCAGCGTCTTGGCATTCACACCGCCGATGTAGCGGTAGAGCGGCAGACCGAAATAGTCGGCGGCAGCGCGGGCTACGGCCAGCGAAACACCCAGGATGGCGTTGGCGCCCAGCTTCGATTTGGTCGGCGTACCGTCCAGCGCGATCATCGTCTTGTCGATGCCCACCTGATCCGTTACGCTCATACCGACGATCGCCGGAGCGATGATGTTATTCACGTTCTCCACCGCCTTCTCGACGCCTTTGCCCGAATAACGGCTCTTGTCGCCGTCACGCAGTTCAAGGGCTTCGTGCTCTCCCGTCGAAGCACCGCTCGGCACGGCTGCACGGCCGAATGCACCCGATACGGTTCTTACTTCGACCTCGATGGTCGGGTTACCTCTCGAATCGAGGATTTCTCTTGCATGGATCTCTACAATCTGCATAGCTGTAATTTTTTGAATTTTATAAAAAACAATTTCGTTTTCAACGGTCGTTTCACAGGTGCGGCATCTGCCTGCAACCTCGGTTGTCTGCCGGATCGCACCCACCGGACGCACGAAAAGTCGCAACGAGGCGGATCCGAATTCCGAACTGCCGCAGCGCAATCTGTCGAACCGTGCAAAGATAACGATTTTTACAGACAAACTGTTATTCGAATAACATTATTTCTCCCTTCGAAGTCGGTTATAAGAAACGGCAAATCCGACGCCAAAAACTTATTTTATCAACGAAAAACCTTTTTTATTACCGATATTTTCTTATCTTCGGTATAGAAAACTAACCCTAACTTCGATCGTATGAAAAAACTTCTACTCTGTTTGCTGGCGATAACGGCAGCCATCTCCACCGCATGGGCACAAACGCCCAAAAAGAATATTTTCGGCCTTCGGGTCGGTATGGATATGAGCAAAATCAGCATCCTGGATACCGGTTCCGGAGAGAAATACCTGTCGGAATTACGCACTTCATTCAACATCGGCCTGACGGACCAGGTCCGGCTTTTGAACGACAAGCCTTTCTATTTCCAGTTCGGCCTGATGCTGCACAACAAGGGAGGAAAAGTCCAAGCTACCGACGGCGGCTCGGACATTGAGCTCTCCCTGAACGCAATGTACCTGGAACTTCCCGTCATGCTCAACTACCACATCCGGCTCGCCCCGAAAGTCGCTGTCATTCCTTTCGCCGGATTCTACGGATCGCTGGGTGTGGACGGCAAACAGTCCTTTGACGACTTGGGACTTGAAATCCAACAGAATTTGTTCGGCAAAAATAAAATGTTTCAACGCGGAGACTTCGGCGGGCGGATAGGCATCGGATTAAGCATCCACTCCGTCTATATCGGCGCCTCTTACGGCGGCGGTTTCCTCAACATCGCCCAGGAAGACGACACCTCCAAATTCCGCAACCGCAGTTGGTCCCTCTCCGTCGGCTACGATTTTTAACCCGTCTGTCTTTTTATTTCATTACCGAAAGTCCGTATCGGGACCTCGCCCCGGTGTTCCGAAACAGACATAAAACGGCCCTGAAGAAAACTTCAGGGCCGTTTCTTATCGTTTCACGGAAAGCGGCAGGTCCGCGCCTCCGGCATAGAACATCACCAGATCAACCGGCACCGTCCCCTGGTTTTCACCATAGTGGAACGTATTCACCAGCTCGACGATACCGCTGCCCGCCGAAAAAGTCTTCGACAGACCGTTTTCCGCAACAACGGTAAGTTCGCCTTGCAGCACGACACCGGCATTGATTACGGGATGACGGTGCATCGCCAGCCGTTCACCGGGAGCGATCGTAATCCGAAGAATCGTAATACGGGGCGTTCCCGCAGGATAAGACGGCAGCGCCGTGCCGTCCCAACTCTCGGAAGTATCGACGATCGTCGTGGAACCGGTCCGTGCCTCGCGGGAGTCCGCCGACACAACTCCGCCCGATTCTCCGCCCGGATCGCCGCGCAGCTCCCGCAACGGATTACGGGACACTATTTCAGATTCTTCTTGCGGATCACCTCCAGCATATCGTCCGTCATGCTCGACAGATCCCACTCGGGCTTCCAACCCCACTCCTCACGGGCGCAGGTATCGTCGAGCGAATTGGGCCAGCTTTCGGCAATGGCTTTCTTCACCGGATCGACGTCGTAATCCATCGTGAAGTCGGGCAGACGCTTCTTGATCTCGGCATAGATGATCTCCGGCGTGAAGCTCATCGACGCGATGTTGAAACTGTTGCGGTGTACGAGCTTCGTCGGATCGGCCTCCATCAGCTCCACGCAGGCACGCAGCGCATCGGGCATGTACATCATGTCCATATAGACATCGCCCGGCACGGGGCAGGTGAAGCGGCCCGAACGGATCGCTTCGTAGTAGATCTCCACCGCGTAGTCGGTCGTACCGCCACCCGGAAGGGTCACGTTGGAAATCAATCCGGGGAAACGCACCGAACGGGTATCCACACCGAAACGGCTGTGGTAATAGTCGCCGAGCATCTCGCCCGTCACCTTGCATACGCCGTACATCGTCGTCGGACGCATCACGGTATCCTGCGGAGTCTTGTCCTTGGGCGAAGAGGGACCGAACGCGCCGATCGAACTGGGGGTGAACAGCGCACAGTTATACTGACGGGCCACCTCCAGCGAATTCATCAGCGCACCGATATTGACCTGCCATGCCGTCTGGGGCTTCGCTTCGCCAACAGCCGACAACAGGGCTACCAGGTTAAAAATCGAATCGATCTTCTGACGCGACACCATTTCCGCCATTGCATTGGCATCCAGGGCGTTCATCACCTCGAAAGGTCCCGACTCGGCAAGCTGCTTGCACTCGCGCACGTCCGTTGCGACCACATTGTCGTTTCCGTAAATTTTACGGAGATAAGTTGTTAATTCGGAACCGATCTGGCCACCGGCACCTACGATTAAGATACGTTTCATATATTTTTAGTTATAAACCGGAAGCAAAGATATAAAATGATTATCAATTCCGAACTTTTTCTTCGCACTTTTCAAATCATAGAATCCGGGCCGCTTCCCATCTTATTCATACTCCATCCGTACTATGCAAAACGTTCTCACCGCAGAAAGACATGCCCCCGGCGGGGCAAGCGGCAAAAAATCCCGCCCGGGGAAACCTCGGGCGGGATATCGTTGTTCGTATCAGCCGGTACAACCGGCCGGAAAGCATCGCTACCGGCGACAGGCATCCTCGCGCCCGCTACCGTTGTGACGCAGAAGGACCATTACTGAATCGTCCATGCATTGGCAGGATTCTCTTCGCCGTAGCCCATCACCTCTTTCCAACTGGTCTTCAGTTGATCTCTCTTAGCCTCGGACTCGACGATAATCGTCTGCGAATCGTAGCCGGACCAGTAGAAACCGGACTCGTACGTGCCATAATTTTGAATGCAAGTAGTCAGCAACGGACAGTTAGCGATATTCACTTCAGCCGTGCCGCCGACGTAGAGTAGCGCGAGCTTGCTCAATCCGGATACATTCAGCGACTTCAGCGCTGCGGGTTCTCCGTAGCTATCCATTACGCTCACATATTCCAAGTCGGTATATTGAGTCAGATCCAATGTCGTCGGACCAACCGGTTCATGATTAGCATATTTGATAATCGACTTAAAGCTTTTAATTCCGTCAGGCAGTTGGATCGAAGTATAGCCTGCGGTCGGCGACATAGTCACATCGGTCAGTTTCGTAAAAGCCGACAGGTCAATGTCGCCCAACGAAACTTGCCATGCATTGATCGACAACTTTGTCAGATTGGTACACAAATCCAATCCGTCGAGGGTAAGTCCGGTAGCATCCATAGAAGTCGTTATATTGATCTCCGTCACCTTAGCCAGCATCTCCTCCGTAATCACCGTATTGATATCTCCGACGGGATTGACGGTTTCGTCGTCCAGAATAGCCTTGCGCAGCACGGCATTCATCGACGCAGCAGCCTCCGTACGCTCCTCATCGACGCACCACCAGGTAACGGATACGCCATAGTCGGAATACTGGCTGGCCATCGCAGACTTTTGAGCCAGCGTAGCGATGATCATGGTACCGTCGGCGAACATATTCGTACCGCTGGATGCATAGTCAGCCGATGCGAAAGTGGTAATGGGCATCTCGTGGATGTCCACGGTCGTCATTTTGGGGCAAGACTGCAACCAGAACATTTCGACAGTCGATGCGGAACCGGTCAAATCCAAAGTTTCGAGCGATTTGGCTCCCTCGACAACCACTTTCTTCAATGCCGGACAATTGGAAAGATTGATCTTGGACAAGTTGGCCTGGTCGTTGGAGAACTTGAGCTCAAACGTCGTCAAGTTTTCAAGCCCACTCACATTGAGACTCGACCACAAACCATTGGCCGGAGAGAGCGACACCCTTGTCAGCTTCTTATTGTTCGACAGCGTAATACCATTCAGTTCGTCGCAATTCGAATTGACAACAAGCACCTCCAAGTTGGGGAAACGCTCAATATACATCAAACTCTTTACCTTGCCCCCGAAACCAGTCGAATAAATTTCCGTTACGCTTTCGGCCTCAGCCTGCGAGAGCAGACCGTCTCCATTCGCATCGTATTCACTCAACAGATAAGCACGCAGGTTGGTGTCCATGCCCGAAGAGAGGTCTTCCGCCTTGAACTCCGTCACATTATAGAGTTTATTGGCCGCCGTGGTCAGCGGAGTCGTGAACTTACGGGTCAAAATCTCTTTATTCACATCACCGGCATCCCAACTGTAATAACTGTGAACGATCTTCAGCGAAACACCCTTCGTAAACTCGATCCCGGCAGGTACGACAAAATGCACCTCGGTAGCAACATCCGTCTTGAGCGTTACGTCCGATGCACAAGTCACCGTAATGGATTTACCCTCGCCCGAGAAAGTCATGGCAGGCACTTCACCACTGAAATCCAGCGCATAAGCACCGGCGATAGACTCGTCGTTGTTACCCGTAAGGATCAGTTTGTTGAACGTATCGGTACCCGTCAGTTTGAAACGCAGCACGGCACCCACCGAACGGAACGCCAACGATGTATGATCTTCGCCTACGGCCGCCATCGGGTTGAGCGTCGTAGCGAAAGTTCCCTCGGCGAACGTCTGCACGACAGGAATCTCCAGACCGGAAACGGTCGTTCCTTCCAGCGTAGCACCTGCAGCATAAGGATAATAGGCGAAAGCCTTCGCAGCCTCCGTACCCTCAGCATCGGTCGCATCGCCCGTGAAAGTCGCGGATGCAGCGTTGTCATCCTTGGTGGTAAATTTCGCGTTCACGAACTTCGTCCCGGAGAAAATACCGAGCGCATCGTTCGCCGACCACCGTACATCAGCACCTTCCAACGAAGTACGGGTACCTTCTACCGAAGCGGTGATTTCATAGCTCCTTGCTTAACTTCCGGCGCAACCGTCGTATCCTTCGTACAGGAAACCGAAGCAGCCAAAACGGCTGCACAACCAAAACAAGCTAAAAATCTTTTCATAATAATTCGGAAGGTTGAGGGGTTATTCATAGGTTTCCTCTTCGAACGAAGCGACAGAATTGCCGAAACCGTTCTCGATTGCAAATTCTGCAATACTTAACTCCGGAGCGACGTATGTCCTCCGTTCCGCAACATTTAATTTTTCCATAAACGATTAAAATAATTAAGGTTAATAATTGATGAATTTTCAGCAATAAAATTATTATTTTTTTACTATCAAAACAATTTCAAAGTAAAAGAAAGCAAGATTTCTTTGACATTCAAAATATTACATCTTGAATATCAGCATCTTAAACACTAATCAATTGTGCTTTTTTTTGTTTATAGAAATAAATTGTTAAATCAGAAAAACCAATACATTTTCCAGCCTGGCAGGAAAAGACACAACCTGTATAAAAAACTAATGAATTAATTTTGTGTCACTTACACAAATACGAAGAAAAAACGGGAACGCATTCTGCGATAAAAATCCGCCGATTTTTTTGTTATTTCATTTTTGTTATATACTTTTGCACCACTCGAAATCGAGAAAGTTGCTGTTTTAGCTCAGCGGTAGAGCACTTCCTTGGTAAGGAAGAGGTCCCGGGTTCAAGTCCCGGAAACAGCTCGAAGAAAAGAGGGTGTCTGACAAACCGCAGACACCCTCTTTATTTATTTTTATTCGTACTCTTATCTAGAAATCATTTCCGAATATGCGATTCTCGGAAGATAAAAAACTTGCCAGCCCCTTTACAGCCTCACGCTCAATGCAGACGCCATAGCTAATTCGAACGACTTTGCCGCGTTGCAGAGACAAAAAAGCTGTGCTTCCGTACAACATTTCGCCCCGTTTCCACTCTTCGGCAGAGCGCGCTCGACTTCGCGTTACCACTTGCCGCCCGTCCTTCCCTCCGTCGGGCTGGAGGCGACCTTGTGAACTCCTGATTTTCGCCTGCCAGCCATACGACCAACTTTTATCTTCAAACCGCTCCGGACAAATTTGTCCACCCCGAAAATAAAAAAGGTTGCAAACATTCGTTTGCAACCCAACCGACCTTCCGGTCATTTGCGGAGAGAGAGGCTGTAAGAACATACGAACAACGAACTACCATACGTTACCAAGTTTCCGAAATATCAGCATTTTATCCCGATTGTTGGTAACATAAGGAACCATACGTTACCGATTAGTTAAGGCGTATTTGGGTTCCTTTTTGGGTTCGGCTTATTTCCCCTTCTTTCGGGGTATCGGGAACTTGTTAAATTTATCCATTTCGGCGACCTTCAATTTATCGACGATTTTAATATAGGGCTTCATCGCTTTGTAGTCGCTGTGTCCCGTCCACTTCATAATTACTTCCGCCGGAACCCCCAGCCTAAGCGCGTTTATGATAAAAGTACGTCGGCCGCAATGGGTGGTAAGAAGGGCGTATTTCGGTAATACTTCTTCGTGCCGAACATTCCCCTTGAAATATACGACCCTTGTAGGTTCGTCGATACCCGCCATTTCCCCCATTACTTTAAGGTGTTCGTTCATTTTTACGTTACTTATGACCGGTAGGGCCTTATCATTCGGCAAACCTATATTCTCGTACTTTTTCAGTATGGCCCGGCTATACTTATTCAGTTCGATAATAAGGCCGTCTACGGTCTTTTGAGTAACCACGCTTATATAATCCTTCTTTACGTCGCTTCGGCGCAATTTTGCCACGTCGGAATAGCGAAGGCCGGTAAAGCAGCAGAAACAAAACACATCGCGCACGGCTTCCAGCGAAGACCGGGACGGCGGGAATTTGAAGGAATACAGGTTAAACAGTTCTTCCCATTCCAAATATATAATTTCCTTTGCGTTTCCGTCGGCCCCTTTGAACTTCGGCTTAAATGTTTCGTGTACGTTGCTTGGGTTATATCCTTTATGGTGCGCCCAGCGCAGGAACCACCGAAGAAAGGACATATTTTTAGATATGGTAGTATTACGAAGGTCGGCTTTATGAAGGCTTGTAATAAACTTTTGTAGGGTAACTTCGTTTATTTCGTCAAATGTAAGGTTCTTGTTAAACGCTTCCAAGTGCTTACGCAGGCTATTAAACTTCGTATAGGTCGCTTTCGTCCAATCATTCAAACGGCCCATAGTTTCCGTAAATTCGGCGTAGGCTTTATAGAATGGCTGGCCGTTTTCTTCCGCTTCGGTAGCCGGGGTTATCTTCCCGGTAGCTTCATCGAAAGCCGTTTTAAGTTCGCCCGGTGTCGGTACCCGCTTTTCCAGCAGTTCGAACCGGGTAAATATGGCTTCTATTTGTTCTTCGCAAGCCGTAATAGCCTTATTTATTTCGCCGGCCGTTTGTCGGAACCGGTTTTTTGTATTGGAGATAACGCGGCCTTCCTCTTCATTCCATTTTTCCGGTTCAATACTATACCCTACCCGAAAGTCTACCCGATACCCGGCATAGCAAACACGCATACGAATAGGGCGACACTCTACCAATACACCCCCTACCTTTTTGGGGAATAGATTAAATTTAATAGTCCGCTTCATTTTGAAAACATATTACCCCGGCCGGTTAATAACCAATCGGAAGAAACGGAATACTTGGCTACCAAATAATAAAGGGCTTCTATTTGTATAGACTTATAGCGGGAAACTTTACCGGGCCTTGGGGTTACTCCGTAAGTAAATCGGGTTTCCCGATAGCGGGAAGCACTTAACCCGGCTTCCTTGCAAAAGGATTCCAAAGCGGACAAACGGCCCAATGAAACAAGGGCTTCTATCGCTTGGAAGAAACGGCGGTTTACGCCATCTTCGATAGGGGTTATTATCTTAGGCTTCTTTACGCCCATTTTCAAAGCTCATTAACATCATTTCGAACGCCGTCTTTGGCACTATGGCAGTTTCCGCGCCGGAAATAAACGCCGCTTCCAAGGCATTAAACACCGCTTCCGGCATGTCCCCGTAATATTTGGGTTGGTCGTAGTATTCGGATACTTTTATTTCGATTGTTTCCGGTTCCATTATGCACAGTTATTTTTATCGAATTTTTGATTTTAGGCACTTTTGTACGTTGGGCGGTAGAAAGTATAGCTATATATACTTGCGTTGAAATTTGGGGCATTTCTGCCCGTTTCCTATAAGCGTACTATGAAAAGCCATACTATTACATAGCGCAAACGTACTGCAATGCTTTATTTTTCGCTTAGCTTTTCAATTACAGATATAAGTCGGGCTATTTGGCTATCCTTTTCTTTTATCATTTCTTGATAGCCTTTTTGCAGTTCAATCAAACCCGCAATATCGTTAGTTGTAACTTGGTTCCCGTTGCCGGCAACGGCGGTGTTGTTATTTCCCGAAATGCGGTTTGTATTATCTCCGTTCCGCATTGTGCCGTCGCCGGTAAGTAACCACATGGGATTAAGCTCCGGGAATTTTTCGCCGATAGCCTTCATCTTATCGGGCTGTATAGATTGGCGTATATTATTGACATAAGACGACGAAACGCCTATTTGCCTACAAAATTCCCGTTCACTAATATTTAGGGTTTTGATATACTCCCTAAGTCTTTCTTTTACACCCATATAACACGATTTTAGAAGGTTTCAAAAAATATTTTTCGCTTTTTGTATAGCAAAAATTTGCTTGTTGTACTGCAATGCTATATATTTGCATTGTGTAACCGATACGATTGCAAAGGTATAATAATAATACGCTCCGAGCAAATAAGCGGCATAGCAAAAAATACCTAAGCAATTTAAGCGACAATGAATTATGAAGTACGATACGACATTTATTAACCGAAACTTCCTTTTGAAAGTTTACGGAGTAGACAGCGAAAACAGAAGGATAAACCGCCTTGTAGGGGTTTCCGGCTTGGTGGGGTTAATCGGTGTAGAGCTTACCGAAAAATTCATTACCCGCGCACTTAACAGCAAGAAAGACAGCGTAAAATGTTGCCTACGCAGAGGATTACAAGTAACACTATATTTCAAATAGAAGATGAAAAAGACAGCAATAGTTAATGGCAAAGCAAGGCGTATAGAATTTTCGTACGCGGTAGGCGAAACTATTTCGCTAAGCAATACCGAGGTAAAAAAGCCTTGGGGACGGGTTACGGAAAGGGTAACAGTTTCAAAACTAACCTTTACGATTAACGGGAAGACCTACGAGGGAACGCGCACCTTCAAGGTTGCCGGCGGCCCCTATTCGGAAACCTTCGAGTTCGACGGGAATAGCTTTGCTTCCCATAAACAAGCAATTGAATACATACTTAACAATATTGAGAAATGAGCGAAACGACAATTTACAAAGAAGGATTTAACGCCGGCTTTATGCAGCTTCGACAAATTGACGTAGAGGCCGCCACTAAGGAGCTTTGGCAGGCGTTGGGGATTAACAACCGCAACACTTTCGCGGCTTACAAGTTCGGACGTATCGAACCCAAGGCAAGCCAAGCCGTCGCCGTCGAATTGGTATTTAGGAAGTACGGCGTTACTACAAACATTTGGGGAAAATAGAAATGAGAGCCGAAGCAGGACTAACGCAGCGAGAAACCCAAATAGCCGAATTGTTGGCTTGGGGAGCCGCAAAAAAGGAAGTGGCCGACAGGCTTTCTATTTCGCCCCGAACGGTTGAGAATACCGCGCGAAATATTTATAGCAAGATAGGAATACAGAAGGCTACGGAGCTTTGCGTATGGTGGTTCTGCACACATTGCGGCGTTTCTTTCGACCTATCCCCTATAAAACGGACAATTATAGCCTGCTTCTTCCTTGCGATTATTCTACCGCATGAATTGTACGCCCAAGGCGACACCTACCGACTGTTCAGAAGCCGCAAGGCTGCCGAACGTACAGCGACACGAAGAACCGGAAGACGGCAGGAATACGAATTAGATTTTTGGGAACTATAAAAGGCAAAGGCTATGAAGCAACTAATTAAAGAATTGTCCCTTTCGGGATTGACGCTAAAACAGAAGGCGATAGTATGGTATTTCGTTATATCGTTTTGCCTTCTTGCAAGCACGGCGGAAGCCCCGTTTTGGTTCTTGTTTTTAGAGGTTGCCAACTTCGCTAATGCCGCCCGCATTATAAAACGGGTCCCACCACCGGAAGACCCGCAAGACAGTTAGGTATGGCAGACTTAAATACAAGACTTATAGACCTTACGGCGGGGGAATTATTGGAACTAATAGGGAAAGGACAAAGCCCCCGGATAGAAGTAGACGTTACCAAAGACCCAAATAAAAAGTACGTCTACGGCCGGGCCGGGATTGCCGAACTATTCAAATGTTCCAAGACTACCGCCAGCCGCATAAAGCAAAGCGGATTAATCGACGGCGCATATAGGCAGGTCGGAAGGTTGATAATAGTAGATGCGGAAAAAGCCTTAGAGTTGGCCGCAAAGCGAGCAAAGAAAAGTAACAACCGAAATAAATAACTTGTTATGAGCAAGAAGGTAACATTAAAAGAATTGACCCTTAAAAACTTTAAGGGTATTAGGGACTTGGCCGTAAAATTCGGCGAAGTAACCACCATTGCCGGCGCAAACGCGACGGGTAAAAGCACCGTTTTCGACGCTTTTACTTGGGTGCTTTTCGGCAAAGACAGTAACGACCGTACGGATAGCGGGAAAGGCGCATTTACCGTTAAGACGGTCGGCCCGGACGGGAACCCTATACTTAAATTGGAACATTCCGTAACGGCGGTTTTAGACGTAAACGGCGAAGAAGTAGCCCTTACCCGCACCCTTACGGAAGATTGGGTAAAACCGCGCGGCAAGGCCGAAGTAGAACTTAAAGGAAATACTACGCATTACTTCTGCAATGGCGTAGAAATTAAGGCGGGAGCGTTCCAAGAGAAAGTAACGGCCATAACCGAAGAACAACTTTTTAAGTTAATTACGAACCCGGCTTACTTCCCTTCGTTGGATTGGAAGACCCAGCGCGAAATATTGCTACGCATTGCCGGGGGTGTAACATACGAAGAAGTGGCCGCCGGTCGCGCCGATTTTGCGGCTATCCTTTCGCTGCTTTCCGGTAAAGATTTGGCGGAGTTCAAGCAAGAAATAGCCTACCGCAAAAGCCGGATTAAGGAAGGTTTGGGGAAATGCCCTATCGAGATTAACGCAATAGACAGCGTTACGCCCGAAGCACCGGATTACGAAGCCTTGGAAGCCGAAAAGGTACGCTTATCCGCCGAATTGGAAGAAGTGGAAACGGCTATTACGGACGTTGCAGAAACGGCCCGCAAACACTACGAAGGGGTGCAGGGAAAACGCAAAGCGATTAACGACCTTCGGAACCAGCAGCAAGATATAATTTTTCGGGCAAGGCAGGCGGCCCAAAAGGAAGGCTACGAGAAGAATGCCAAACGTAACGAGGTTAAGACCAGCTACGAAATAACCAAGCGGGAAGCAGAAAATTATAATACCGCTTCGGAAAACGGCCTTTCCGATATTCGCTATACTATTAAAACCCTTACTTCCGAAATAGCGGGCTTATCCGCCAAGGTGGAAGCCAAGCGCGAAGAATGGAATACGCGGAACGCCGAAGAATACAAAGTAAGTACCGACGGCCTTATTTGCCCGATATACGAAACCTTATGCTCGGACGCAAGCGTTTTGCGTATGGACGCTATTGCCAAAGAGAAGGCGCGGGCCAAATTCGACGAAGCCAAGACCCGCGACCTTACCCGGATTACCGAAGAAGGCAAAACGCTAAACCAGCGAATAGCCGAAAAGAAAGCCCGGTTACAGGAATTGGAAGCCCAACTTTCCGAACGTATGGAAGTTATCGCCGCCAAGAAAGCCGAATACGCGAAGAAGTTACAGGACTTGGAAGCGGAAATAGCCGCCAACCCGGAAGTAACCGTATCTACCGACATTATCCCCGAAGACTTACCCGAATGGAAGGAGATAGAAGCCCGGATAGCCGAAATATCCGCTACCATTTCGGATATACCGGCGGCCGATACTACCGAGCTTACCGCCAAGAAACGGGAACTTACGGCCCTTTTGGACGAAGTAAAACAAAAGCTAAATATTCGGGCTACCATTGAAAAGAACGCCGCAAAGAAGGCCGAAATATTGGCGCGGGAAAAGGAATTAGCCCAGCAGCAAGCAGACTTAGAAAAGCAGGAATTTACGATAGACGAACTTAATAAGGCCCGAATGGACGAAGTAGAACGCCGGGTAAATAGTAAGTTCCAAACCGTCCGCTTCCGAATGTTCGAAGCCCAGCTAAATGGCGGCGAAACCCCTACTTGTATCGCAATGGTAGACGGGGTTAAGTACGCAGACCTCAATACTGCCGGAAAGATAAACGCCGGGCTTGACATCATTAACACGCTTTGCCTGTATCACGGGGTAAGCGCACCGGTATTCATCGACAACGCCGAAAGCGTAAACCAACTATTCCCGGTTGCTTCCCAGCTTGTAAAATTGGTTGTAACCACCGACAGAGAATTAACCATTAACCACTTATAAAAATTAAAGTTATGAACGAGAACAAAGAAAAGCGCGAGTTCGCGCAGCAGTTGGAGCAAATCGCCGAAACGCTTACGCAGGCGGTAAAAGACAACGAAGGCCGGGCCTTTATCCTTATCGGCACGGACGTTAAGGACAATAAGGACGGCGAAAGCGAGAATGTGCAGGGCGTAATAGCAGTAGGCGGTAACGGTGGGCAAGTAATAAAGGGGTTGGCGAATTTCTTCACCGAAAAACAAACCGCGCCGCTTGCTGCCGAAGCTATGGAATTAGCGACCTTGAAGAAGTTAAGCCGACTTCTTGAAAACGAATAACAACCTATAAAAATTATGAGTTATGGCAGAAGAAAAAGGATTAACCGTAATTGACGAAGCAAAGCGGAAATTTGAACTTGCCTGTAAGGACGCTTCGGCCTTGCAGATTGTAAACAACTTCGGCGCGGCATTTACTGCCGTAAACGTAATTGCCCTTTTGCGCGAAGCTCTTTCCGACGAAGTAATGGAGCGTGTATTTATGCCGCTTATGAACACGAAGGTAGGCTTTCTTACCGACCGTAACGGGCGGCCGCGTAAAAACGGGACGGTACAACCGCTTTATACTATCCCGGTTGTTCGGGACGCGATTATAGACGCGGTAAGTATCGGGCTTCTTCCGACCGGCAACCAATTTAATATTATTGCCGAACGAATGTACCCGACCAAGGAAGGCTATACGGCCCTTCTTCGGAAACTCGGCGTAAAATACTTCATCGACGTATCATTTGACAAAGGCCAAACCGCCGGATTTGCGGAGGTGCCTTGCAAAATCAGCTACACGTACAACGGAGAAAAAAACAGCTTCGGAATAGTGGCAACCGTGAAGAAGGACGATTACAGCAGCCCCGACCAAATCCGGGGTAAAGCCGAACGACGCGCCAAAAAAGCCCTTTACGAGTATATAACCGGTTGCGACTTCGGCGACGCTGATGAACAAAGCGGCCCCGTTGAAGACGTGGAATATAAGGACGTTACCCACGAGGTAGAAACCGAAATACAGAATAACGCCAATACCGGCGGAACACTTGATTTCGGCCAAGCAGAAACGAACGGAACCAAACAGCCACTTAAAACACCTGGATTCTAATATGAAAGTAATTTTTGGTATTGCCATTCTGACGGCAAAGGACATCGACGCAATGAACGCCCGGATTAACAAAGCGGCGGACATGGCGAAGGAGAACGAACAGAGCGTAGCCCAGCAAGACAAAGCCCTTATTCGATTTTCGGGCAAATTCGCTACGGCTATGGACTTCATCGGCCGGAACCTTCCGCTAAAAAGGAAGCGTAAAGCATTTCGCAAAATCGTAGAAGCGTAGTTACAATGGTTCTAAAAGTATTAGGCAGTAGCAGCCACGGAAATAGCTACATATTGGAGAACGACCGCGAAGCCTTGTTATTGGAAGCGGGCGTAAGGTTCGCCAGCGTGAAGCAAGCGTTAGACTACAATATAACGAAGGTTGTAGGCTGCCTAATTACCCACGAACACAAAGACCACGCAGGCTACATTAACGAAGTATTGAAAGCTACCGTACCCGTCTACGCTTCGGCCGGTACAATTGAGAACACCCCAATAGAAGGCCCGCGCCGCGCGAATGTTTGCAAAGCCGGAACCCTTTTTACCCTCGGCGGTTTCCGAATTATTCCTTTCGGGACTAAGCACGATTCCGCCGAGCCTTTGGGGTTCTTCATCAATCACGAAGAAACGGGTAATATCCTATTCGCTACCGATACCTATTACTTGCCTTGCAAGTTTGCAGGACTTAATAACGTATTGATAGAATGTAATTACCGCTTAGACCTATTGGACGCGAATATAGCGGCCGGGCGCATTCCCGCCGTTGTTCGGAACCGTACGCTAAAATCGCATTTAAGCTACGACCATTGCGTACAGGCGTTACAAGCCAACGATATAAAGGGGGTAAATAATATTGTTCTTATCCACCTTTCCGACGGTAACAGCAACGCCGAACAATTCCGGGCCGGAGTGCGAGCCGCAACCGGTAAGACCGTACATATAGCCGAAGCGGGGCTAATAATCAATTTCGACAAAACCCCCTTTTGATATGATTAAAGGATTTGACCAAGAAACGCAGCCCTTAAACGATTACGAAATGGGCGTACTTCTTCCGCTTCTCGTACGGGGGCTTAGGACGAAAATAGGGCGCGAAAATGCCGTTACAAACAAGCATATCGTAAATACCCTTAAAGGTTCCTATAAACTAAACGACGCACGGGTAAGGAAGATTATAAACCACATAAGGACAAACGACCTTATACCGGGCTTAATAGCCACTTCCGAAGGGTATTTTATCGCCCAAAGCGAAGCGGAACTATTGGAGTACGAAGAAAGCCTAAAAGGGCGTGAAGACGCTATTAGGGCCGTCCGGTTGAGTATTGCGCGACAAAGGCGAATACTTTACGAGCAAAAGAGGGAAGAAAAACAAAGTTCACTTTTTAACAAATAACAAAATGGAAAAGCAGTTTTTTATGGTTTACGCCGAAGGCCAAGGCGCACCGACGTACAAACACGAGAACGAACAGGCTGCCAGCAAGGAAGCCGAACGATTGGCCGAGAAGTTAGGGGTTAATACGACCGTATTACAGGCCGTAAAAATGGTTGCCCCGAAGGACATTACCAAGCGCGTAAAGACCTACGCGGACGCTTGCGCTGTGCTTGGCATTGAGCCGATGAACGAAACCGTATTAGCGAAGTTAGGCTTTACCAAGGACGAAATAGCCTACCGCAAGTTAAAGACCATTGCCGAAGCCCTTAACGAAGGTTGGCGGCCGGATTGGGCCAATAGCAACGAGTACAAATATTGGCCTTGGTTCGTGTATAATCCCGCGTCTGCCGGCTTTTCGTACGCGTCTACGGTCGCACGGCTTCGCCTACGGATGCGTTTGTCGGCTCCCGGCTTTGCTATAAAACCCGTGAACTCGCCACGTACGCGGGCCGTCAGTTCGAAGGTCTTTATAACGATTTTCTTTTAATCAAAAAATAATGCAACATGGAAAGAGAATTAGGGAAAGACCTTGAACAAGGCAAGAAGCGCGTAGCCTTCCTTATGGATAACTGCGACGCGGTGGAAGAAAAGGGGTATATGAAGCCTTTTACCCCGGAAGAATTGGCCCGCATGAAAGAAAGCCTTTCGGAAACGGACATCGAAATTAACGACATCGAGGAAGAAAAGACGGCCGCGATGAAGGACTTTAAGGCCCGTTTGGAACCCCTTACGACGGAGCGAAAAAAGACCTTGGACAGTTTGAAGAAGAAAGCCGAATTTGTTACCGAAAGGTGCTTTAAGTTCATCGACCAAGAAGCCCGCGAAGTCGGCTACTACAACGAGAACGGCGACCTTATCGAGAGCCGGCCGGCGTACAGCGAAGAATTACAAACAACACTTTTCCAAATCGGAAGAAAAACAGGTACTAACAACTAAAAAGCAAAGCAATGACGAAGCAAGATTTAATTACAGTCGTTGGCAGTAAGACCGGGCAAAACGATAGCCACGTAAGGCCGATTATCGAAGCCACATTAGACGCAATTAAGGAATGCGTACAGCGCAAGGAACCCGTTTACCTTCGTGGCTTCGGAACCTTCCAGCCGAAGAAACGGGCCGAAAAGAAAGCCCGTAACATTACCGCCGGTACTACGATTATCGTACCGGCGCACGAAGTAGCCCACTTCAAACCAAGTAAAAGTTTCACAATCAACAAGTAAAAAAGTATGGACGAAAACAAAAAAGTAGTAGTAAACCTTCCCGAAGGAACTACGCAGGCGGAAATTATCGTACGTGAGGGCGAGGCCCCCGCAGTTCTTGCCCCCAAGCCCCCGGTAAAAATCGACCTTTCCGGTGTTATCGGTGCGCCGGTTGAATTTTTGGAATTACGGCGGTACGATTCCGAACAAATTAACCCGTTGCGCTGCCACGTCTTAGTAGACCGTGAACAGGTAAGTATTACCCTTATCACGAACGAAGACGACGAATATAGACGCGGGCGAATCGTTGGAAAACTGACTACGCACCCCAAATTTTCCGAATTTGGGATTAACGCCGGCAAAGGTTGGGAACCTAACGAGTTGGGGCAGTTCTTCAAAATGAACCGCGCATTTTTCCCGGACAAAACCGCGAATATGAAGCTCGTAACCGAACTTAAAAACTTCGAAGCTACCGTAAATTCCAAGGTAGAGAAGCAAAAGAGCGAAAAGGGCGACTTCAAAGACAATTATAGCGGCGTGGTTATGAGTAACCTGCCGGAAGCCTTTACCCTTCAAATTCCGATTTTCAAAGGTATGCCGCGGAAACTATCGAAGTGGAATTTTACGCTTCGGTAAACGGCCGCGACGTAACCCTACAACTTGTAAGCCCCGGAGCGTGCCAGCTTTTGGAAGACCTGCGCGACCGAATTATAGACGTGCAGGTAGCCCGCATTCGGGAACTAAGCCCCGAAATTGCGATTATCGAGCAATAGCAGTATTAACCCAGCTACCCCGGTTTCCGGGCCGGGGTAGCTTTTCAAAAGTAACAAAATGGCAAAAAGATTTATAGATACCGACCTATTTAAGAAACGATTTATAAGGGACTTACCGCCCGCTTATAAATTGCTTTGGGTGTACCTTTTTTGCGAGTGCGACAACGCCGGAATATGGGAAGTAGACTTAGAGGTAGCCGGGCTTTATTGCGGCGAAACGTACGATTTAGAGGACTTCGAAAAAGCCTTTGCCGGAAGAATCCATTTCTTCAATAACGGAAGCAAAGCGTTTTTACCCGAATTTATCATATTTCAGTACGGCGGGTTATCGAACTTGAACCCTACGAACAACGCGCATAAATCGGTATTGCAAAAACTTGAAAAATACGACCTTATGCGGGTTTTGAACGAAGGTATTACCCAGCTACCGCAAGGGCCGACGTTAGGTGCTGGCAAGCCCCAAGGCAAGGGTAAGGCAGCCCCTAAAACAAAAGGCGGTACAATCTTTCAGAAACCTACCTTAGAAGAAGTTGCGGCGTATTGCCAAGAACGGGGCAACGACGTAGACCCGCAAGCGTGGATAGATTACTATACTTCTAACGGTTGGAAGGTGGGCCGCAACTGTATGAAGGATTGGAGAGCAGCGGTTAGAACTTGGGAGCGTAACGAAAAAGGGAATAGCGGAAATGGACGAAAAGGACAACAAACAGGGGCCGCAACGGGTAGACTTGGCGCGGTTCCGGGCGGTACTTCAAAAAAGAAATATACCGATACGCTTTAAGGTCGATAAATACACCGAAGACGTGCCGGCAATGTTGCGCGAATGTTATATAGCCGAAGTTATGCGGCGGCGTATGCAGTTCATCGACGACGAAGCAACCCAAAGCCATATAGAAAAGGCGGCAAAATGGCTGACGGGAAACCATAAACCGGGGCTTCTTCTTCATGGAACAGTAGGCAATGGCAAAACAACCTTAGTTCGTGCAATAGGTAGCCTTATAGGGGTACTGTACGAAAGCCTATATTCAGACCGGCGTAAAAATGTTTTGGCGGTATCGGCTTTGGAACTTGCAGACATAGCCAAGAACCAGCCGGAACGCTTCGACTACATTAAGAAAGCCGAGTTATTGGCGATTGACGACGTAGGTACGGAACCTTCCGTAGTGAAGGTTTGGGGAAACGAAATTAGTCCTTTTGTCGATACGATTTACTACCGGTATGACCGGCAGAAGTTTACAATTATGACCAGCAATCTAAGCGCGGAAGACCTGGCAGATAAATACGGCGAACGGATAGCCGACCGATTTACGGAAATGTTCGACAGAATAGCGTTTGAAAATTACTCTTATAGAAAATAATAGCCAATATGGAAAAGATATACATTTCAGGCCGAATTAGCGGCCTACCAATAGAAGAAGTAGCGGCAAAGTTCGACGAAACGGAAACCAAGTTAAAAGCCCAAGGTTACGAAGTGATAAACCCGCTTAAAAACGGTATTCCGGCTACCGCCTCTTGGGAAGCCCATGTAGCTATGGACGTTCTTCTACTTATGGGGTGCGACGCTATTTATTTGTTGCCCGATTGGGGATTTTCCAAAGGGGCTACGCTTGAAAAGAATTTAGCCGAACTAACGGGAAAGACAATTATTTACGAAGAAGTACCTGCCTTCCAGCACATAAAGCAGGCGATAGCCGAAGGCATGGGCGTTTCATTCTTCGATATTATAGGCGAAAGTAGAGAGCAAAAACACGTCTTTTCCCGTATGATTTTCGCCCAGCTATGCCGTGAAGAAGGGGCAACGGTGGTAAGGATTGCAAAAGAGATGAAGCGGAACCATGCTACTATTATCTACTACCTCAGAAAGTACCCGGATGATTACCGATATACCCCCGAATTTAGGGCTTATGCAAACGCAGTCAAAGCCCACCTATCAAAAGACTAATTTTCCGCGAAAGCGTCTGACTATAATACGAAATGGACAACATTAGATTACTATATATAGACTTGTTTTGCGGTGCGGGTGGAACAAGTACAGGCGTAGAGAAGGCCAACTATAAGGAGCGAAAATGCGCGAAGGTTATAGCTTGCGTAAACCACGACGCGAACGCCATAGCGAGCCACGCGGCCAATCATCCCGAAGCGCAGCACTATACGGAAGATATGCGAACCTTGGACTTACGCCCATTGGCAGAACATACCGCCGAAATGCGCCGAATGTACCCTATGGCGAAAGTTGTGCTTTGGGCTTCGCTTGAATGTACCAATTTCAGCCGGGCCAAAGGCGGCCAGCCCCGCGACGCAGATAGCCGTACCCTTGCCGAACACTTGTTTAGGTACATAGAAGCTCTTACCCCCGATTATATCCAAATCGAGAACGTAGAAGAATTTATGAGCTGGGGCGACTTGGACGAAAACGGAAAACCGATTAGCAGGGACAAAGGGCGGCTTTATACCAATTGGGTAGATAACGTAAAAGCCTACGGGTACAAGTTCGACCATAGAATACTTAATGCAGCGGATTATGGGGCATATACCAGCCGAAAGCGTTTCTTCGGGATATTTGCCAAACCGTACCTACCTATTGTATGGCCGAAGCCTACCCACTCAAAGACCGGGGGCGGCGACCTTTTCGGCAGCTTGGCGAAGTGGAAACCCGTAAAGGAAGTTTTGGACTTTGCCGATGAAGGGGAAAGTATCTTTAATCGTAAAAAACCGCTTTCGCCTAAGACCTTGGAACGCATATACGCGGGCCTTATAAAGTTCGTAGCAGGCGGGAAGGATTCGTTTTTGATTAAATATAATTCAGTCAATAAGAAGACGGGGAAGCATATCCCGCCTTCGATAGATGAACCATGCCCTACCGTAGCTTGCCAAAACAGGTTAGGGATAGCGAACATTCATTTTCTCGCAAAGCATTTTAGCGGACACCCGGAAAGCAAGGTTTCCAGCGTAGACAACGTAGCGGGAACCATTACGACCGTAGACCACCATAGTTTAGTAGGGGCCGAATTTCTTTCGGCATACTATGGAAACGGTAATAATCATTCCGTAAATATGCCTTCGCCCACTATTACAACGAAAGATAGGTTTTCGGTGGTAAAGCCGGAATTTATAGCGAACAATTATAGCGGCGGCGGGCAATTATCATCCTTGGATAACCCTTGCCCGGCGGTAATGACGAATCCCAAGCAAAACGTAATAGCCTGCAAATGGTATCTTATGAACCCTCAATTTTCTAACGCCGGCGGTTCCGTCGAAAAGCCGTGCTTTACCCTTATCGCCAAAATGGATAAAAAGCCCCCGTACCTTATTGCTACGGAGTGCGGACAATTGGCAATAGAGATTTACGAAACCGATAGCGGCCCAATGCGGAAAATAAAGGAGTTTATGGCCCTTTACGGTATCGTCGATATAAAAATGCGAATGTTAAAAATTATCGAGTTAAAGCGAATTATGGGGTTCCCGGAAAACTACACCCTTATAGGGACGCAAGCCGACCAAAAGAAGTTTATCGGCAATGCGGTAGAAGTGAATATAGCCCGTGTTCTTTGCGAAGCCTTGGTAGAAGAAATTGTAGACGAACTATTAAAAGTTGCATAGAATGACACTACGAATTATTAAACCACCGAAACCCGGTAAAATGTTCGTTACGTTGGCTTCTACCGGCTATTTATTTTTCAGTAGCCGAGCAGTTGCAGAACTTAACCTTTCAGAGCATAAAGGGGTACTATTGGCCCACGATGAACGCGGGGCTTTGCACTTGAAAGTTTCCTATAATACAGACCCCGACGCTTTCCGGGTTTATGTACGGAAAAATGGGGCTTGTTCGGTTACGTGTATTCGGGTTGCGCCCTTGTTTCGCCGTATAGGTATCGAAATTAAAAAATCAACCCGGTACAACCTTATCGAAGCATCGGAAGAAGGTTTTTATAAGATAGAAGGACTTAAAACAAAATGAAAACAAAGGATTTAAGCAAGTTGCCGGAAGGAGCTATTTTGCTGGTAGTAAAGAACAGTAACGGGACATTTTCGCCGTTAGGCATAAACCCCGACCAAGGGCGAATTATAACGGCTTTTATCGGGAAATTAAGCGAAGAACAGCCGTTAGTAGTAGCCAAAGGAATAGAGTTAATAACCAAATAATTAAAGCAATATGTTAGTATTAGAAGCAATTGGCAACCTCGGAGCGGACGCCATTATTAAAGACCTTAACGGACAAAAGTACATAGCTTTCAGCGTAGCCCATACCGAAAGCTATAAAGATTCGCAGGGGCAACGACACGAACGTACGACTTGGGTAAGTTGCCTTAAATACGGAGAAAGCCAGGTAATTAACTATTTGAAGAAGGGTACCCGCGTATTTATTCGCGGCGAACTTTCGGCCAAGGCATATGAAGCCGGCGGAGCATTGCAAGCCGGTATAAATTGCCGGGTTAGAGAATTGCAGCTTTTAGGCGGAAACCGGGCTGACCAAACAGAAGCCCCCCAGCAGGCCGTAACGACTTCGGCCGCTACACCAACTTACGCGCCGCCGGCATATCAGCAACCCGAAGAAGTAGACGATTTGCCATTTTAACAATTATCGATATGATAGGAAAGAAATTAAGCCCCGTGCTTGAAGAAATGGAAGCTACCCTTTGGGAGTACGAAGCATTTAACGGAGCAAAACCGAATTACACCTTAGAAGGGTTCCGGGCTTCTACAAAAATATTTATGAGCGCACTATTAGATAAGTTTTTCGAGAAGCAGCAGGCCGAAGGAGTTAGCCAAGAAGACACCTTAAAAGCCGTAGAAAAATTAGGGCAAGACGTTCGGGCCTTGGTCTTTAACGCTACCGGAATAGATACGCACCTACTTTATAACCGAACAAAAGTTAATTAAAATATTGAGTATGAAAGCAAAACAATTTAAGGAAGTAAATGCAGTTTACGGAGAAAATCAACCCGAATATTACCCCCTTCCTGCATATAAATCAGAAGACGGAACGGCGGTTTTTTGCTTTGAGTTGGACGAAGAAGAACGGAAGAAGATAGCGGAAACCGGGGAACTTTGGGTAGCCCTTCGAACATTTAACCAGCCATTACAGCCAATATGCGTAACCGTGAATAAGTCGGACGTTTTAATAACACAATAGTATGAAAGCAGTAGTAACACTTGGCAAATACTTCGGCCCGAAGCACCCCCGTAAAGGGCAAGAAACGGGCTTTATAGCCAAAGTAGCCGACGGGCGGAAGGTACACACCTGCCGAAGCAATTACGGGTATTGGCGGGCAAAAATCGAAAAAATAACGGCTACGGGTGGAGTTCTTAGCGTCCGCCAATGGAGCGCGAAGCCATACCGAAGCCCCCAAGAAGTTATAACCGAGATTCCGGCCGGCATTGTAGGCGTGCAAAGGTTGGCGTTACGGCGCGAACGTCGTGTAATAAATCACTATGCGGAAGAACAGGATAAACCGATAGCAACTGCCACTTATTACGATTATACGGCAGAGGTAGACGGCCACCCCGTCCCCCTGGAGATTTTAGCCGAAAACGACGGGCTTACGGTAGACGATTTTAAGGCATGGTTCGCGCCGATTTTCGCCGAAACAGATAAGAAGTACCCGCAGTTCGCCGGGCTTGCTTCTGCCGTTACGATTGACTTCGCTATTATTCACTTTACAAAAAGGCGGTACTAATGGGAACACGAAGCGACAATTTGCCGAATGGCCTATATAGGGACGACGACGGAAGTATAGGGCTTATAATATGCCCCAAATGCCAGCGCGAAAACTATGCGCTTAATGTAGCCCTCGGTTATTGTACTTGGTGCGGCTACGACGCGAATAAAGATTATAACATACATAAAGATAAAGACGATGAAAGTAAAGGACATAATTAAAGACGACAAATTTAACGAGTTCTTAGGCTACGAAATAGAAGCCTATAACAACCGACCGGCTCCGCAAGAAGGTTGCAGGTATCGCCGGACACCGTACGACGCATTGAAGGATGCGGGAATATTTACGGTAGAAGGTATTAGGGAAACTTTTATAAAGGTTGCGAACCTTGAAAGCGGCCTGCCGAAGTCCCAGCGCGACGCAATAACCGGGCTTGTATTCAGAGTAGCCCAAACGGTAGTAAACTATCGTGCGAAACAAGAAGTAGAAGCTAAAAAGTAGATATTATGGGATTCAAAGCAATAAAGCAGCATTACGATATAGGGTATATCGTGGCTATATATAACGAAGAAAAATACGGCGGGGATTGTATTTGTATCGGTTCCGGGTTTGTTCACGGGCTTATAGCCATAAATATAGAAACCGGTAAAGTTTTCTATTCATCATTGGTTACGCCCGGAGAAAATAGTGAAATAGGACAGCTTGCCGCTCGTATTAAGGCAGACGAAAAAAACGGGGTACTTCGGGCCTTGATTGATGAACCGGACACCTTCGCCCGTAACCTTCCGGTATTTACTACCGAGAATTGGGCAGTAAAGGCCGAACAATGCGAGGAATACGGTTGGCCCAATACCACCCACACGGGGCGAATAATGTACGAAAATACATACTTCCGTACGCGAGCCGAAGCGTACGCCGACCTACTTAAAGATACAAAGAACGGCATAAAACATCGCTGGATTGCCAGTAGCGTACAGGACGCATTACGAAAACTTAGGCGGGCTATTTGGCTATACATGAAAACTATCGGTTATTGGGTTGCGGCCCGCACTATTGGCCGCTTCATAATGAAACGAAGCTATGGGAAGAAAAGGACGTAGACCGGGGGCTATTGATACTGCCCCCCACCTTCCCGGAACCAAAACAGCCGCACGATAACAGCCGACACCGGGAATTATGCCGATTAGCGGGGAAATGGTTACGAAAGCCAAAATTCGGCTCCAGCTACTGCCCATACGTTGCCGTAGAATTGGTAACGGCCAGCCAAGAAATCCCGGACGTTTTCGGGTGGAACTATTGGGCTACGGTTCTTATCGAAGTGAAGGTTTCGCGTTCCGACTTCTTGGCCGATGCAAAAAAGAGTTTCCGCCAGCAGCCGGAAGAAGGCGTAGGGGCCTTTCGGTACTATTGCAGTCCCGAAGGATTGATAACCGAAGTCGATTTGCCGGATAAATGGGGGCTACTTTGGGAGAAAGACGGGGTTATAACCGTCGTTAAGGATGCGGAACGCCAGCAACAAAACGCGCAAGGCGAAATAACTATCCTTGCTTCGATTATGCGCCGCGAAGGGGTAAAGCCCCGGTTATTTGATTACAGAAAGCAAAATAATGAGTATGAAGCAGAACGAAGAAACTAAGGCTTTACAGGAAGAAATAAGGACACTAAAAGCCGAAAAGAAGGAATTGGCTTGTAGGTTAAGCGGTCTTTCTTCGACGTTAATACAGGTTCTTAAAGTAAAATCCCTTAGAGGTTGCGAGGTAAAAAATTGGGTGGGATTTCAGAACGGGAACGGTACGGACGTAGGGCAAGATATAGAACGATTGATTAAGCGGGCCGAACGGGAACAGAAGTATTTATTAACGGTTAAACACGAATAGGTATGTTCGACACAGATAAAGTTATAGTAGTTGCCGACGTTACGAAGCAGCCGTATTTATCGGTCGCTCGTTTTTCGGGCGGGTGCCGGGTAAATGGCGTATTCTACGCCTATGTTCTCCAGCGCGATATTTTGGTACGCGAAGATTGGTTAAAGGCATATTCGGCTATGGATTACGACAAATTTATAGCCGCCGTTAAAACCGGAGCCAAACAGGAATTACCGACTTGCCGGACTTGTAAGCACCGCCAGCGTTGGGAATTGAACGACCATAGCACGAAGATAGTGCAAAGTTGCGCCCTTCAAAAGAGCCGAAGAACGGGTAACGGATTGAAGCGAATAAAGGTAACTAACCCGGCTTGCCGCTTATACGAAAAAGAATAAAATTTATGGGACAAAGCAAAAAAAGACATTGTTGGAGTTGCATATACCTTGAACGAGATGCAACCAGCAATAACGACCATTGCAAGTTACAGAACGTAATAAAAAGTCGCAATGCGATAGCGTGTAAAAAACATAAGATTTGGTATAAAACAAAGGTTAAATGCGACATATAGAAAGCCAAATACAGAAGGACTGCGTTACTTGGTTCCGGTTGCAGTACCCGAAAATAGGCCGCCTTCTTTTCGCGGTTCCGAACGGCGGGGCGAGGAACGCAAAGGAAGCCGCGATTATGAAGGGCGAAGGAGTAACGGCCGGGGTTGCCGACCTTATCCTACTTTACCCTTCCGGCGGGTTTCATTCCCTTTGTATCGAGTTTAAGACCCCCAGCAAAAGCAGCCGGCAGACACCCACGCAAAAGGAGTGGCAAGCGTTGGCCGAAGCGCACGGTAATAAGTACATCGTTTGCCGTTCCTTAGAAGATTTCCAGCAGGTTATACGGGCATATATCCCCCATCTATGTTGGTAACTTTTTAATTATTCTTGGATAAAGAAGCGTATTATAATAATACGCTTCTTTTATTTTTGCGTAACGCGAATATTTACACACAAATAAACGTACGCAGGTATGAAAGAAAAGATTTTACAGGCTCTTACGACCTTTAAGGGCTACTTATTCAGTTCGGACAAATGGCTACATTTAGCGGCGGGCTTTATTATCGCCTTCTTCGTGGGGCTTTTCGGTGTATTCTATGGCCTTTGCGCCGGGATTGCGGCCGCCGCCGGGAAAGAGCTTTACGACAATTTCAGCAAGAAAGGAACCCCGGAAGTTTGGGATTTCATTTTTTCGGTAGTCGGTGTACTTGCCGGTGTCCTTAACGTACTATTGGCCCGCTTAGTCTTCCACTTCATCGTGTAGAGCCTATGACACCGAAGAAGATTATAGAAGCGGATATAGCCCAACTTGTACCGGACGACGTGAATTTTAACAAGGGTACGCAGTTCGGCCAAAGTTTGATAGAAAAGAGCCTGCGCCAATTCGGGGCGGGCCGTTCTATTCTTTTGGATAAGAACAACCGTATTATAGCCGGAAACAAGACCGTAGAAAACGCCGGGCAAATTGGCTTAGAAAAGGTTTTGATAGTCGAAACCACCGGCGAAGAAATAGTAGCGGTAAAGCGTACCGACATAGATTTAGACACGCGGGAAGGGCGCGAACTTGCCTTAGCCGACAATGCGACCGGGGCCGCTAACTTGGCTTGGGACGAAGCGGCACTTACCCAAGCGTCGGATAAGTGGGATATAGCCCCCGACGATTGGGGCGTAGAATTGGAAGGCTACGGCGGAGAAGGCGGCCAAGGGGAAGAAGATACCGAAGAACAGCTTAGAAGACTTAAAGACGACTTCGTAATGCCGCCTTTTTCCGTGCTTAATACCCGTACGGCCGAATGGCAGGAACGCCGCCGCGCTTGGTTGGAAATAGGCATAAAGAGCGAGGAAGGCAGGGACGAAGATTTGACATTTGCCAAATCAGCACAACCGCCTGCCTTTTACGATACCAAAAACGCACTTCGGGAAACCTTGGGGCGGGAACCGTCTACCGATGAATTGTTAGCGGAAATGGAGAAGCAGGGAATACAAGCTATGGCGACTACTTCAATATTCGACCCCGTTCTAACCGAACTTTCCTACCGTTGGTTCAATATTGAGGGCGGCCGCATTTTAGACCCCTTCGCCGGTGGAAGTGTTCGCGGTATCGTAGCGGCAAAATTGAATATGCCGTACGTTGGTAACGACCTTCGGGAGAAACAGGTAGTAGCCAATATCGAGAACGCGAAGGAAGTATTAGGTAACATGCCGGCCGACATTGCGCCGCGTTGGACGGTTGGCGATAGTACGCAGCTTGAAGACGTGTTACAAAAGAACGGCGTTACCGGCGATTTCGATATGGTATTTTCTTGCCCGCCGTACGCAGATTTGGAAGTATATAGCAATGACCCCCGCGATATTTCCAATATGGATTACCCGCAGTTCTTGGAAGCCTACAAAGCCGCAATAAAGCAGGCTTGCGCCCGATTGAAGAACAACCGCTTTGCCGTCTTCGTAGTTGGGGATATTCGAGATAAAAAGGGCATTTACCGCAATTTCATAGGCCACACTATCGAAGCCTTTACGGAGTGCGGCCTAAGCTACTATAACCATTTGATTTTAGTAAACCAGGTAACAAGCCTTGCTATCCGGGTTCGCAAGCAGATGAACACGGGCCGCAAAATTGGCAAGCTACACCAAAACGTATTAGTCTTTTGCAAAGGTTCGGTAGAAGAAACGGTAGACCAATTCGAAGAAGTGCAGGTAACGAAGGCCGTAGAACAGTTCAATAAGACCCGCGCGAATAGCGGCCTTCACGACGACGTATTGGTATTCTACAAAGGCGACCCGAAGGCGATTAAAGAAGAATTTGGAGAATTACACGCGGGGGACGATTTACCGCAATAAGTAAGTAATGGGAAGACCGACGAAATACAATAAGAAGATAGCCGAAAAGATATGTTCGCTTATCGCTACCGACACCTATACGGTGGCGGAAGTATGCCGTATGGTTAAAATTTCCGATTCTACTTATTACGATTGGATTACCCGGTTTCCGGAGTTTTCGGAGAATATAAAAAAGGCCGAAGCGGAACGTATGGCCTTCTTCGTAGCCGAAGCGAAAAAAAGCCTTCTACGAAAGATACAAGGGTACACGGTGCAGGAAAAACACATCACTACGGTAGGTTCCGGCAAGTACGACATAAACGGCAAGGAGATACCGCGAATAAAGGAACAAAAGATAGTCGATAAACACTACCAGCCGGACACGGCAGCGATAATCTTTACACTAACCAACGGAGAGCCGGAGAATTGGAAGAACAGGCAGAACAACGAGGTAACAGGCAAGGACGGTAAGGACTTATTCGGGCAGCTTACCGACGAAGAATTAGACGCACGTATAGCCGAATTGGAAAAGAAATTAGATAAATGACGCGCCAAGAGAAAATAGAGTATATAGCCGCATTGCGGGAAAGGTTGATACGCGAAGCACGTACCGACCTTTTGCCGTTTACCCGTGCTACTATGCCTACTTTCGACCCTGCTGAATTTCATGTACGATATTACCACGTTCTAACCTTATTCGCGGAAGGGAAGATTAAAAAGCTAATGGTATTCATGCCGCCCCAGCACGGCAAAAGCGAAGGTTCTACGCGCCGCCTTCCGGCTTATATACTTGGCCGGAACCCGGACAATAAAATAGCCGTCGTAAGCTATTCGGCACCGAAAGCCCGTAAGTTCAACCGCGAAATACAGCGCATTATAGACACGCCGGAATATGCCGAGATATTCCCGGAAACGCGCCTTAATTCATCGAACATTACGACCGTTGCCGGTGCATGGCTTCGCAATGCCGACGAGTGCGAAATAGTAGGACACCGGGGCGGTTTTAAGACCGTCGGCGTAGGTGGCCCGCTTACGGGCGAACCGGTAGATACCCTGATAATGGACGACATTTATAAGGACGCTAAAACGGCGTGGTCGGCAGTTGTTCGGGAAGCTATCGAAGATTGGTACGATACGGTTGCCGAAACCCGATTACACAACAATAGCCAGCAGCTTATAGTATTTACCCGCTGGCACGAAAAGGACTTAGCCGGCCGCCTATTGGAGCAGCAAGGAATATACGACCCGGTAAACAATCCGAACGGGTGGGTAGTAGTAACCTACCAAGCGATTAAGAAGGGCGCACCTACCGAATACGACCCGCGCGAAGAAGGTACGGCACTATGGCCCGAACGCCACAACTTAGAAAAGTTGGAAGCCATACGCACCCGAAACCCGCACGTATTCGAAAGCCTTTACCAGCAAGACCCCAAACCTTTGCAGGGCCTTATGTACGAAAATCCTTTTAAGGAATACGACATACTGCCGGCCACCAAGCTACGGAAGGTTAAGAACTATACCGATACGGCGGACGAAGGCGCGGATTTCCTTTGCTCGATAACCTACCTTGAAACCGAGATAGGAAACTTTATTTTGGACGTGCTTTATACGGCTAAACCTATGGAGTACACCGAACCCAAAACGGCCGAAATGCTAACCAAACACGCGGTAGAATTGGCCGTAGTAGAGAGCAACAACGGCGGCCGGGGCTTCGCGCGTAATGTAGAGAAACAAGCCCGGTTAATGGGTAACAACAAAACCCGTATTAAGTGGTTCCACCAAAGCCAAAACAAAGCCGTACGCATATTTACGCATAGCGCGGAAGTGCAAAACCTTACCTATTTCCCGCGCGGGTGGGCGCAAATGTGGCCCGATTTCTACCAAGCCCTTACGCACTATATGAAGGTTGGCAAGAACGCCCACGATGACGCGCCGGACGCATTGACCGGAACCGTAGAGCAACGGCCAATTACAGGTAAGAAAAGCGCGGCCGGATATTTCGCATAATGTTTAACTATCAATAGACAATAAAATGAACAGCAAGCAGATTAACGAACTTTTGGCGAGCGAGAACCATAGTACCGCTATTGCCGAATTGAAGAACGGACGTAATGCGACCGAGCCGAACGCGGCCGAATATATCGCCCAGCTTGACCCCCAAGGCCACGACGTAAACGACCCGGTAAAGCGTAGGGATAAGAAGGTAAAAGTAGACCTTTCCGACTTCGATATAAACGACGAAGAAAAGAAGAACATAAAGACCGTTACCAATGGCGACGGGGAAACCGAAAACTTCCGTATCGAGCCGGTAGCCCGCGTAGCCTTGGCGATTCAGAAACTTATAGTAAAGCGGGCCGTAGCCTTCACGTTTGGAAACCCCGTAATTCTTAATGCGGAACCGGAAGAAGGCACCAAGGAAGCCGACGTTTTGAAGGCTGTAAAGCGTGTTTTGTTCGATAACAAAAGCCGCACCCTTAACCGAAAGGTAGCGCGGGGTATGTATAGCAGTAAGGAATCGGCCGAACTTTGGTACCCGGTGGAGAAACCGACGAAAAACTACGGCTTCGATTCAACGCACAAACTTCGGGTAGCCATTTTTAGCCCGTTGTTCGGCGATAGGCTTTACCCCTACTTCGATGAAACGGGCGATATGGTAGCTTTTTCCCGCGAATACGTCGTAAAGGATAGCGCGGGGGTAAAACATACCTATTTCGAAACCTATACCGATACCGAAATACGGAAATGGACGCTTACCAGCAACCAATGGCAGTTATTGGACGGCTACCCCAAGAAGAACCAAATAGGCAAAATCCCGGTTATCTATGGCCGCCAGCCCGCCGTAGAATGGGAAGACGTGCAGAACCTTATAGACCGCTTGGAAAAGTTGCTTTCTAACTTCGCCGATACCAACGACTACCACGCAAGCCCGAAAATCTTTACTACGGGTACTATTTTGGGTTGGGCCAAGAAGGGCGAAAGCGGGGCCGTTATCGAGGGCGAAGAAGGCGCGACCGCACAATATCTAAGCTGGGCGCAAGCCCCCGAAAGCGTCAAATTAGAGATAGAAACCCTTTTGCGTATGATTTACACCATTACGCAAACGCCGGATATTGCTTTCGATTCGGTAAAGGGTATCGGGGCCGTTTCGGGTGTCGCCTTGAAACTTTTGTTTATGGACGCGCACCTGAAAGTACAGGACAAATGCGAAGTGTTCGACGATTATTTGCAGCGTCGATTAAGCGTAATACAGGCGTTTTTATCGCAGATGAACGCCAAGGATAAGGCTTTTGTAGACGCTTGCGGTAGCCTTATTATCGAACCCGAAATAGTGCCGTTTATGATTGAGGACGAAGCGGCGAACGTAAACCTTCTTCTTTCGGCCACCGGTCAGAAGGCTATTTGTTCGCGGAAGACGGCCGTACAACAGTTGGGCTGGGTAAACGACACAGAAGAAGAAATAGCCCAAATCGAAAGCGAAGAAGGAGGGCAAATGTATAACGACCTTTTAGGGCAAGAACCAACGATTTAAGATTATGGCAATAAAGGCAAAATTCGACATAGATAAACTTTTTGAAGGAGTTTACGCAAAGGTGGAAGACATACAGGACGCAGTAATAGAAGCTATAAAAGCCGCTTGTTTGCAGACCGTAGCCAATGCAAGAAGATTAGATACTTATAAAGACAAAACGACGTTACTGCGGTCTTCTATTGGGTTTGTTATTTACGACCACGGAAAGAAGGTTACGGATAACTTCGAAGCAAGAAACGGGGAAAAAGGAAGCGAAGGAGCCTCCCTCGGTAAAAAAGTAGCTGAACAAGCTGCCGCAAATTGGCCTAACTCTATTGTCGCCGTAGTTGTTGCCGGGGCCGACTACGCCCTATACGTCGAAAGTAAAGGCTACGACGTAATTAGCGGGCCTTGCAGCGAGTTAAACGGGTTATTAAAACAACATTTGGCGCAAGCCGTAGCCAGCTTTAAGTAATGGACGAACAACGAAAAAAGTTAATACAGTATTTAGCCAATATAGAACGGCAACTTTCCAACCTGTACGGGCGCACTTACCGTGCAGCGTTGGAACTTGCCGAAGTCCGCAAAGCGATAGAAGCCGGCGATACTTTCACTTGGAAAGGAAACCCGGCCGCCGAAAAACGACTTAATCAATACCTAAGCGACCTTGCAACTAAGGCCGGTATAATTATTCAAAACGGCGTACAACGTGGATATATCCAAGGAGAAAAAGACGCACGAACCCCGATACTTACCCAATTAGGTACAACGGACGATAAACGAAAGGCTATAAATGAACTTTGCGAAGCCGCAACAAAGGAACGCAGGGCGCAAGGTATGACCGCTCACGCTTTCGCAGCAGCCGAACGCGGGGGGCTTACATTGTCTTCGCGCGTATGGAACCTAACAGGCAATGCCAAACAAGAACTTGAAACAATTATACAAAACGGCATACTTGAAGGTAAAGGGGCAAAAGAAATAGCAAGCGGGATAAAGGGTTATTTGAATAATCCTAACGCATTATTTCGACGGGTACGGAATAAGGAAACCGGGAACCTTGAACTAAGCGAAGCGGCGAAAAAGTACCACCCCGGCCAAGGCGTATATAGGTCGGCGTATAAAAACGCCTTGCGCTTGGTTCGTACCGAAATGAACGCCGCCTACCGTCGTGCAGAGTGGGAAAGCTACCAAAATAACCCACTTATTACCGGGTATGAAATTCGGCTAAGTAACAACCACACGACCACCGTAAACGGTAAGGTAAAGCGGCTTGTAGATATTTGCGATACTATGGCAGGCCGATACCCTAAGACTTTCCGGTGGACGGGGTGGCACCCTAATTGCCGCTGTGTTATGGTTCCTATCGTCATAACGCCCCAAGACTTCGGCAAATACTTGAAGGCTAAGCGGGCTAAGAAATTGGAAGAATGGCAGCCGAAAGACCGGAAAAGTAAACAAGTCGTAGAGGTACCGAAAGAACTAATACAATGGATTGATACAAAACAACGACAATTAAGAGCGGCCAAAGTAAAACCCGATTTTGTAGGCGACAACAAAGGTATAATATCACTTACCCAGCAGAAGAAAGTATTATCCTTATTTGCCGGAACCTTACAGCAGTTCGCCGATACATTGTTTAAGACCGGGCGCAGCATGGGGCAAGTAAAGCAAATAGGACGGGTAGACGACATTGTACGCGAAGATATGGCAAAGAAGGGCCATAGTTTGGAAACGGAAACTATTATAGTTCTCGATAGGACAGTATTAAAATATATAGGCCACCCCAAAGAAAGCAAAGGGGCCACCGTAGCAGTTACTCGATACGGGGAAATAGAAACCGCCATAAACGCGCCGACCCATATTTACGAAGACCTAAATTCTAAGGAATTGGTTTACGTCTATACCCACCCTTACGAAAAAGGAAAGGTTATAAAAGTTGTAGTACACCCGAACTATAAGTACAAAGGTGTAACGGCTAACGTCGCCAAATCCTGGGGCATAGTTGATATTGATAAAATGGAAGATACCAAGCAATACAGAAAAATAAAATAGGGAAGTTTGGCACTTCCCTATTTTTGTAAAGAACGGAGCAAGGCAGGCGACGACCCTGCAATATAAGACCTTAAAATTAAGGACTCCCCGCTACCACTTTGCGACCATCAAGCCCCGTTCTTGCTATGCTACCACAAAGGTAATATTATTCCTAAATTTCGCCTATTTCTTCGCCGTCGATTTTATCCATTACAGACCGGCAAAGGAAATTTTGCAAAACAGACATAAGCCCTTCAAATGCCGGGCCGTATTCTTTCATAAGCATTTTTGCCGAAACTTCATTACTTCCAAAAGCCGAATTAAGAGCGTGTACCGTTAGGTTGTAATGGTCGTTAAGAACCGCAATACATTCTACAAGTTTGCGCGTTCCTTCGCTTGCTTTCAAATTATTGCTTACCGTAGTTTTCATAGCGCGCCCTCCTCATCGTTTAACATTTCCCAAAGGAACCGGCGGCCGCGTTCCGTTACCGTCGTGTAAATCTTCGTTCCTATTGTATCGTCATTATTGACGTATTTACAGGTTCGAGTTGTGAAATACCCTTTGTCCGCTACCTTTGCCGTCGGTTGCCATTGCCCCGACTGAAAATAAAGAACCCCGATACGTTTCAGCCATTTTGTAAGGACATGAACAGAGCGAAGCCCCAGCGCGTGCGCCGTTTGCGTAAGCGTATAATCGCTTTTGGATTGAAGAACCTCGTTAGCATAGGCCGCCGCCGGTATCAACTTCTTTTGTTTTTCGTTGATATAGTCGATTTGCCCCTGCATTTTTACCGTTTGTTTTTGCAAGGCTTCGGCCCGTGCTGCTTCATATTCCGCCCGGACGCGCTGCGCTTCTATTTGACGTTGGGCGATTAGTAACGCCTTTGCCATTATATCCGCTTCGCTTTCTCCTTCGTTCGCCGGGATATACCCGCCCGTCTTCCGAATGGTCGGTAGTACTTCTTCCACTACCCAATCTTGGAACGCTTCCGCTTCTTTCTTCCGGCTTTGGAAGATACAACGGTATAGGTTCGGTTCGTCGATGAAGGTAAGGTTTTGCCTACCGCCTTCCGTAAGGGTGTAAACACTACTTACTCCCTTTTTGTTTAGCCTTGTTTTTACTACCCTTGGATTGGTTAGAGATAATGAAGTACATACATCAGTAAGGCAAAAAAGGGCTTCGCCCTTTTCATTGGATTGTACCCGCATTTGCCCGAAAGCGGGATTTTTGAAGATTTGAACGCCCGTAGCGTTCGAAATAGTTTTTTGTTCCATTATGATAAGCGTTTAATGGATTAGGCGAAAGAAAAACGGCCCCGCCTTTCCCGTTGCTTATCACCTTGGAAGGCCGTAGCGGCATTAACCAGCTACACGGGGGTACGAAGCCGTATATATTTTGCTGACGACATAAATGTCGGGAGCAAATAAGCAAGCATAAAAAACGCCCGCACTACTTGGCGAGCTTCCGCACGCCTTCCAAAATGATAAGCACTACAAAAGTAGGCTTTCCCTTTCAGACGTGCAAGCGTTTCGCAAAAATAGTTGTTCTTAGACGGGGCGAAAATAGCAAAAAATACCGATTTCGTATTATAATAATACTATAGCAGACAAAAAAACAAGCCCCGAAAAGAGGGGCTTGCAATATCAGCTACACGTAGATAGTAGAGCAGAAAAGCCAACCACAACCAAGGCAATAGCTACGATAAATTGGATTATACCCAAACCACCGCTAACCGCTTCCTTTGTGGTAAGTTCTTTATTTTCGCCCCCTTCTTTGGCCGTTTCGGGCGATTCATCTACTTGCTTTTGTCCGCATTTGGGGCAAAAAACAACATCTTCGGCGATTTCTTCGCCGCATTTCTTACAGAACATAGCTATATGATTTATATTACCAATCTTCGGCCGGTTGCTGCGTATTGTTTTTAATGGCATTTACAAACGCGGCAAAATAATCGTTTGTACTTGTTTCTACGGCTTCTTTTGCCTTATCTTTTAAGCATTTACCTTTCTTGTTAAATATGCCGGAGCAATTCCCCATTACATTAACACCGATAAGTCCTATTTCATCGTTATTTTGGGTATTTGCAAGGCACTTAAATACAGGAATAAAACGTACTTTATTGTCCTTAAATTCAAAAGTGTATTTATAGCTATATTGCCAAAGGTTAGGCCCGTTCATAACGAAAATTATGCGTAGTTCTTCCGCGTCCAAAGCGTCTATTACTATTTGCTCGTTATCAACTTCCGAAGTTACAAACTTAGGATTGTTATATAGGCCGTTCAAATACATTTTAGCCCTTTTGAAAAGTTCATTTTTCGAAGTGTTAGGTACTTCAATTACGGCGTAGTTTTTCGTTTCATCTTCCGAAGATATAAAACCCGAACTTGTTAATTTGAATTGGGCGTTTGAAGTACCTACAAACAGGAACAGGCCCAGCAGGGAAAGAAAAAAATGTTTCATAAAATTGTATTTGCGCCCCAAGAACCCGAACAGGCAATTACTAAACGCAGAAAGCGTGGGCCTTATCGGTTTACAAGTTTGAGGCATCGCCAAACGCCGTGCAGATATAAACCAAACCCACGCTTAGCGATATATCGAAGAATGATATACAGCCAGCGAGCGTTAATAGGCTATCCTTTCGGTTTGGAAAATTGGCGATTTTCAAACTTAGATACCTATACGCTTCCGTACACGTTCCCGGATTTCTCCCCGGAAACGTTGCAAATATACTGCAAAAACACTAAACAACACTATTTTACGGCGGAAAATCGCGCAAAGAGCAAGGCAGGGGCTACCCAGCCCCTACGCAGGAGCAGACCAGCACCAGCCCAGCGGCAGGCTTGGGGCTATGGTACTTCGGAATCAGATAGTTACGCTTGTTTTGCTGCTTAATGTCCTATAATACAATTATTTACGATTTTTCATTTTTTGAGATTAAGCCCCAGCCCAGCCCCTAACCAGCCCCAAGGCAGCCCCACAATTTCGCGCGGAACATTCGGCGCAATTTTCATTTTTACAAAATCAATAAATAATTATATATCAATAAGTAGCGCACGCAAAAACAAGGAGTTGCCCAGCTCTTGGGCAGCTCCTTGGCAGGGGCTACCCCAGCCCCTGTGGATAAATATAAGGATAAAGATATATAAGAGAGAAAGGGGGTGCAGGGGGAAAGAGAGGGAAAACAGGCTTTCGACTTGCGCCCCGAACTACCAACATTACCGGGCAGCTTGCAACATTAACTACCAACATTACCGGAATGTTGATAGTAACCGCCGCTATGTTGGTAGTTCCGCCGGCAGAATGTTGATAGTAACACAGCGGTAACAAAATTCCCATATTTCTACTTATTCACGAAGGGCCGGATAACCGACGAAGCAAGAATACCCGTTTTTGCCCTTTCTCGTGCCCGCCATTCGATTTTATGCGGTTGGCTGGTATATTTCCTTGTTTGGATAATAAAACGGCCTAAAATCGCCTTCTTTTGCTATCTTTCGTACTGCATTGCTATTTGTTCGTGAAATTATCTTTTCAACTATCGAGGCAACCAAAGACCACCCCAGCCCCTTATAGGCCCATACGGTTGAATTGTTGAAACGAGTGTAGAGAACTTGCAACGCTATACAAATATTCGTATTACTATAATACGTTTCTTTGTTGCAGGTTTAATTAAATCACAAAAATCAAAATGGAACTAAACGAAATTGTAGCACTACTTGAAACACAGTTTCCGGGCGTGCGAAAAGACGGGCTTAACCAGCTTGCGCGAGTTATCGCCATGCAGGTTAATACCAAGGAAGAAGCTACCGGTATCGTAGGTAAACTTACCGCCGAAGCCGTAGCGAAGTTTGTAGCGGATTGGCGCAAAGACGCGGACGCGGAAATAGACAAAGCGAACAAAACGCGCGAGGACAACCTGCGTAAGAAGTACGACTTTGTAGAAAAGAAACCGGAAGAAGGCGGTACCCCACCCGCACCGGCCGGAACCTTGGACGCTGCAACCGTGCAAGCAATGATTACGAACGCCGTAAAGGAAGCTACTAAGGGCTTGCAGTCCGAAGTAACGAGCCTTCAAAGCGCGGCCGTAACCGCCAACCGCCGGGAAACGCTTGTTAAAGAGCTTGCCGACGTACCCGAAGCCTATAAAGCAAAGGTTCTTAAAGATTTCGACAGAGTAGCCAAACTTGGCGGCTTTGCCGACGAAAACGCCTTTAACGAGTATCTGACCGAAACCAAGAACGACGTAGCAGCCTTCGGCCAAGAGTTGGCAGACCGGGGCCTAAGCCTTCACGAAAAACCGGTACTTGGTTCCCCCAACAAGGACGGAGTAAGCGCGGGCGTAGAAAGCTACATACAGGCAAAGACCGCAGAAGCCGAAAATAAAGGCTTGGGCGGTAAAGAGGTTTAACGCTTAAACACTTGTAAAATGCTTAGAATCGACAGGAAAAAGGATAACCGCGTTATCCGCGCGTTTACCCACAAGCTCGCCGACATTCCGAACGGTATTACCGTTTCCGCCGCCGACCTTACGCAGAAAGTTCTGCACGAAGGTACGCCGGTAGGAAAGGACAAAAACGGGCTTTACCATGTAGTGAAAGTAGCCGTTCTTACCGACGACGCTACGAACTCCGCTACTATCTACACCGTAAAGAAAGGCCATAACTTCAAAGTCGGCGACGTGCTTATGCTGGCTCCCGGCGGGGCGGCCTACGCTATTACCGCTATCGCCACAAACAGCGGCGACGGCAGCAAAGACGACCTTACGGTAGGTACAACCCTTGGAGTTGCCGCAAAAGCCGGCGATTCGCTTTACCTCGCAGCCAAGGCCGGGGCTTCGGGGGCAGCTTTCAAATACACACCGGTAGCCCTTGTAGGCGAAAGCTACGACGTGGACGAACTTAGCAACCATATCGTAAACGCTTGGACTATCGGGCAGATTCGGGAAAGCAATATCCCGCCTATCGGTGCCGAAGTGAAAGCCAAACTTACCGGTATTCAGTTTATCTAATTTAATCGGGAAAAGTTATGCAAAGGAGCTTAATGATTGGCATTACCGAAAAGGATATGCAGGCCGTAATTAACACTTACGACCTTAAACCGTACTACTATCCTACCTTGTTCCCCTTGAAGGAGAACTACACGCTTACATGGAAAGCCCTTGAAGCGCAGGTAGGGTTAAAGATTGCCGGCGACCTTGTAGCACGCGGCGCAAGTATCAACAAAAAGACCCGCGAAGCTATCGCGCGTATTCAGGGCGATATTCCGAAGGTGGCTATTAAGCGCACCAAGGACGAAAACGAGCTTAACGAATACGACATTATGGTCGCCATGACTTCCGCGAACCCCGACCTTCGGGCTTTGGTAGAAGCGTGGGCCGAAGATACGCAGTACTGCTGGGACGGGGTGGCCGCCCGCTTGGAATGGATTGCGTTGCAGTCTATTTCGTTGGGCAAAGTAACGCTTACTAACGAAAACAACAATAGCGTAATTACCGAGTACGACGTAGATTATCAAATCGACGCAACGCAGAAGGTCGGATTTCAGACCGGCTCGGCCGCTTGGAACACCACCGGCGCGAAACCGTTTAGCAAGGACTTTAAGGCTATCGTAGCTAAGGCCAAGAAAAAGGGTATTAGCTTGAAGTACGCCTTTATGAACCTTGACACTTTCGCGCTTATGGTTCAGACCGAGGAAGTAACGAAACTTTGCGCTTCGTTCGCGGCTAACGCCTTGAACATCGCACAAACGCCGAGCTTGGAACAGGTAAACGCGGCTATGAAGGGTTTGGCGTACCTGCGCGGCTTGCAGGTCGTAGTTATCGACCAAGATATTACTATCGAGAAGGACGACGGAAGCCGCATTACCGGCAACCCGTTCGCCGACAACGTGGTAATGTTCAGCGAAAGCAAGGTACTCGGTTCGACCTATTGGAAGAAGCCGGCCGATATGAACCTTAAAGGTTCCGTAGCAATCAAAGCTATGAACGGACACACCTGCGTAAAGAAGTATTCCACCGAGGAACCTATCGAAGAAGTTACCGTAGGAATTGCAAACGCTTTCCCGGCTTGGCTTTCTTCGGGCCGTTCCTTCCTTATGGACACTTCTAACAGCACCTGGACACACTAACCGGAAAGGGACGGCCGGCAACGGTCGCCCCTATCCTAATACCCTTACCCGATGACTTACAAAGAATGGATTACTAAGACGGTCGGCAAATTCCAGCTATCGGCGGACGACGTGGATTTGATACTTTGCAACCAAAGCGGACTTATCCCCGACCCGGACGCACCGGTAGACGTGCGGAAGGCTAAAACGGCCATTTGCCGAGAGTTTACAACGCTTATCCCCCTTGCCAATATCGGAGAAGGCGGGTATTCCATTAGTTGGAATTGGGACGCTATCAAACTTTGGTATAACGCGACTTGCACGGAATTAGGCATTACGCCGGCCGGCAAGCCCAAAATTCGGAACAAAAGCAACGTATGGTAACGACTTCCTACCAATACCCGCAATACTTGTACGCCTTGCAGCACGACGGCGAAAGCGTCCAATTACCTAACGGTTCTTGGGAAACGCCCGCCGCCGCATGGGAGTTAAAAGCAGTTTGCCGGGAAGAAACCAACGGTAAAGGTTCGACAATTCAGACCGCCGACGGAGAAACCCGCGTATTCGCTTCGCTTATCCAGCTACCGAAAGGTACGGCCAAAATTCCCGAAGGCACGCAGGTAATTGTAACGCGGGAGAAGGTAGACGTTAGCCAGCTTTCGAATACCGAGTTTGTAGAAGCAGCCAAAGCAACGGGCTTAGTTGTAGTAACCGGAACTTGCGAAAAGTTCGACCTCGGCCGGCTTCATTGCCGGTTATGGATTTAACACAAAGAGGTATGCAGAGTATAGAAACCGATGATATTCTTTTTGAGATTCTGAACGCTTCGGCCGAATTGAAAGCGGCCCTTAGCGGCGGAATATTCGTGCAGGGAGAACGGCCGGATAATTCCGGGAAGGAAGACGTAGTAATTAACAACCTATTCCTAAACCACGAAGTACCGCAAACCGGAACTTCAAACGTAAATATCCACGTCCCCGACAAAAAGGAAAGGATAGGCCGAACCGAACAATTTAAGGCGCATAGGGAGCGAATACGCGAACTAACGGTTATTGTTCTATCGGTTCTAAAATCGGCGAACATTACCGGGCTGACTATTCGGGTTTCTACGGAAGCCATAATTAAAGAACCGGGCATTAACGAGCATTACAACAACTTGCGGGTAGAATGGAATATACAACGAACTAATTAAAATTTACGACAATGGCAGCAAAGAAAACTTATACTATCGGTCTTTCCAAGATTGAGGTAGGAGCAATTGCCGAGGACGGCGGTATGGGCGAAACCTTGGACGTATTGGGTTATACCTACCAAGACACCTGCACGATGACGCAGGAAGACCCGGAAACAACCGACCACTACGCCGAAGAAGTGGACGACCCCGTAATAAGCATTAGCCGGGGCGGAAAAACGAACTTCAACTTTTCGATTATGAACCCTTCGGTTACGGTTCTTGCCGACCTTTTGGGCGGCGTAGGTACCCCCGGCACAGGTTCAACGCCGGATAAATGGGAAGCTCCGGATAAAATCCCCGTAGTCGAAAAGTCGGTACGCATTACCCCGGAACAGGGCCTTAAATTCGAGATTCCGCGCATGAAACTCGTAAGTAAGATTAACGCAACTTTCAGTAAAAGCGGTATTCTTCTTATCGAGGTTGCCGGTACCGTATTGCAGCCGACCAAAACGGGAACTAAGAAAATAACCGCTACGCTTATGACCGCCGCAGACGTGCAGGCATAACGCGGGGAAAGCCTTACTTTAACCCGAAAGCCCCCAAATGAAAGTTTCGGGGGCTTTCTTGATTTAACGACGATATGAACGACGATACGATAAGAGAAAAAACGGATTTAGAGTTAGAGCGCGAAGAACTTAACCTTTTGGTAAAGCAAGGTATAAAGTTCAGCGTTACGCATAAAATCCGCCGGCATAAAAAAGGCGTTAAAGGATTCTTCCAACGTCCCGAAGTAATTACGGTAAAGGAAGACTTCGAAATACAGGAACCTACGCTTTCGGTTCTTGACAGACTTAGCGCGATATGGGTAGAAATGGGCTTAGACGAAAAACGGCTTACAGCCGGCGGAACGGAAACCTTGGCGGAAGCGAAGCGCATAGCCAAAGATAACGCCGCACGTATGGCCCGAATAATCGCTATTGCCGTATTGGGCGAAGATTACCACGTTACCGAAGTTTGCGCGGGTGGAAGGGTAAAAAAATACAACGACGATAAGGAGTTAGACCGGCTTACGGCCCTTTTCTTCCACACTATTAAACCTTCCAAATTGGTAGGACTTTCCGAAGCCGTAACCAGCGTAAGCAACTTAGGGGATTTTATAAACTCTATGCGCTTGATGAGCGGCGCAAGAACGACCCAACCGAGGACGGAGCGCATAGAGTAATAGGGCTTAATAGTCCTTACGGCCGCCGGGGTTCGATTTGCGCCCACCTTGGCTGGACTTGGGATTACTTACATCACGGCGTAGCTTGGGCCGTTGTTCAACGGTTGTTAATCGACGCGCCGCGCATGGCCGACGACGAAGACGGCAATACAGCGGGCAACACGACAACCAAGATAACCAGCGAGAACGCCGAAAGTATTTTACAACAAATAAATAGCATTATCCGATGAATATAAAAGGCGGTGCCTTGGAGTTCGATATAATTGCGAATAACGGGCAAATAAATAGCGCATTGGCCGAAACCAAAAGGCGCGTACAGGGTTTCACGGACGCAACCGTAGAAGGCGGCGACCGTATGGAAGCCGCGTACAGAGAAGCCGCCGCACAAATTGAAGCGGCGTTTAAGGATATAGACACTATGGCCGCAATCCATAGTAACGCAATCGCCGACCTTGAAAAAGAGTACGCCCGCTTGGGCGAAGCGGCCGGGGCCGCCTTTATGAAAGGCACCGCCAAGGGGGACGAAGAATATAGGGCATTAACGGCCAAACAACAGGCTATAAAAGACGAAATAGCCCAGCGGAAAGCACTTTTGCAGGAAGTGGCGAACACGGCGGACGCTTTACAGAAAGAAGAACAAACCTTAAACGAGAATAAGGCCAAGGTAGAGCAAAACGCGAAGGCGAAAGGCATGTTACGAACGCAAGTTATGAACCTTAAAAATTCACTTGCGGAAATGGAACAGAACGGGAAGCGTAATACGGACGAATACCGGGCTATGCAGGCGGAATTAGGCCGTTTGGCGGACGCTATGGCCGACGCAAATACGCAGGCTAAAATTATGTCCGACGACTACCAAAATATGAATACCGTATTAGAGGTAATGGGCGGTATAAGCGGGGCTTTTTCGGCCGCGCAGGGTGCGGTAGGACTGTTTGCCGGGGAAAATGAAAACTTGCAAAAGATTATGGTTAAAGTTCAGTCCCTTATGGCTATAACCATAGGCTTACAGCAGGTAGCCAAAACCTTAAACAAGGATTCATATACCCAGCTTGTATTAGTTCGCAAGGCGAAAGAATTACTTACCGTAGCGGAAACGAAGTTTGCTACGGCTTTGGGTATTTCCAACGTAGCGGCAAAGGCGTTAATGGCGACCTTAACCCTTGGCCTTTCAGTAGCGATTACCGCTGCGATAGCCTTAATTTCCAAATTCATATCCAAGAATCGGGAAGCAAAGAAGGCGCAAGAAGAATTTAATAACAAAGTGGTAGAAGCTGCCGCCGAACCGGTTACAGCAATTACCGAGCTTTCCACCGCATGGAACCGGCTGGGTAACGATATGGCCGCTAAAAACAAGTTTATCGAAGACAATAAAGACCGCTTCGAGGACTTGGGATTTTCCATTAAGACGGTTAAAGAAGCGGAAGACTTGTTAGTAGCTAATAAGTCGAAGTTTATAGAAGCCTGCTTAGAACGGGCCAAAGCGTTAGCCGTACAGGAATTGGCCGTAGAGAAATACAAGGAAGTATTAAAAGCCCAGCAGGAATTAGAAGCTACTCCGAAAGCGTATGTATCGAAGAAGGGAACATATAAGGACGGTTACGGCGTAGAGCGTAAAGGCGTTATAATTGAAAAATCCCGCGATTGGAAAAAGGCCGAAGATGCCGTAGCGAAAGCGGAACGGGAATATAACGCCTTGATAAACCAGCAAGTAGAATTTACCGCAAAAGAACGCGAAATTTTGGATTCTATCGGGGGCGGTGCGGATAAAGTGGCGGAAGGCAGTATAGAAGCTCTGGAAAAGACTATTTCAAAGTTGCGTGCAAAGTATAAGGAAGCTACCACCGATAAGGAGCGGGCCGAGTTATTGGCGAAAATCAAAGAACAGGAAGCGTTACTTAAAAAAATGGATTTATCCGGCACGTCTTCTAAGACTACGCAAAAAGACCCGTTTACGGAACAATTGGAAGCCCGGAAAAAGAAATATACGGAGTATTACAATTGGGTAAATTCCAAAGACGAAGTAGTACGCAATGCCGCAAAAGCCGAGTTCGCCGGGTTGCTGAAAGAAGGAAGTAGCTATTTGGATTATTTACAGAAGCAGCGCGACCAGCTTATTAAGGCTATCGGAAGCGGAACGGCCACAAAGACACAAGCCGAAGAATTGCAGAAGCTAAATAACGCCATAGCCAACGAAACGAAGGAAACCGTTTTAGCCGGATTCGAAAAGGAGCTTAAAGAACAACTTTCCGGGGCACGTTCCATTTTGGAAATGGTTAATATCTTGGAAGAAAAGCGTAAGGCTTTGACCGGGGACGGTTCCGACCTTGACAAAGGTAAAAGCGACATTATTAAGAAGCAGCAGGAAGACGTAGAGCAAAAGGCCAAAGACCGGACAAAAGCCCTATTATCCGAATATGCGGACTATTTGGGTAAGAAGATAACCTTTGAAGCCAACTACGCCGAAAATAGCCGCCTTCTTAACGAGCAATTGGCGAAGGCCAAGACGGACGACGAACGCCGTATAGCCTTGGAAGCCTTGGCGAATTTGGAGAAAGAGCGCAAAAAATACGCAAAAAGTTCGGGGAACGAAGACTACGACGCATTGGTAGAGGAATACAAAACATATCAGCAAAAATGCGCCGATATTTCCGCGCAATACGACGAAAAAATAGCATTGGCAACCCAGCAGAATAACGAAGAATTAGTAGCGAAATTGCAGGAAGCCAAGAATAAGGCCCTTTCGTCCGCAGCGTTGCAGGAATTGACCGATTCCGGGGCTTGGGAGCAACTTTTCGGGAACCTCGACGACCTTACTACGGCGCAAATACAGGCCCTTATAGATAAAATCGAAGCGCAAAAGGCCCAATTAGGCGTAGAACTTAACCCGCAAGACTTAGACGTAGTTTTAAGCAAGTTGCGGGAAGCCAAGGACGAAATACAGACCCGCAACCCGTTTAAGGCCCTTTCTACGGCTTTGAAGGACTATAAGAAGGACGCAAGTAAAGCGAACCTATCCGAAGTATTCAAAGGCGTAGGGGCTACGGCCGATTTGGTAAAAGGTTCGTTCGACGCGGTTACGGGTGCTATTGAGAAAATGGGAGGTTCTATGGACGACGAAACCCAAGCTATTTTAGGGGACGTAGGCGGAATTGTGGACGGAATAGGGCAAATGGCACAGGGGTACGCAACTATGAACCCGGCCCAAATGATACAGGGAGCCGTAGGTATGCTAACTTCCGTCTTTGACCTGTTCAACTCCCGCGACCGTAAGGCCGAACGAACCATTAAGAAACACGCTGCTGCCGTCGAAGAATTGGAACGCTCCTACAAAGCACTTGAACACGCCGTAGATAAGGCGTTAGGCGAATCGGTTTACGATAACCAAAAGGCCCTTATTAACAATATGCGCGAACAACGCGCGCACTTGCGGGCTATGTGGGAAGCGGAAGAAAGCAAGAAAAAAACCGATAGTGGTAAGGTAAACCAATATAAGGAGCAGTACGAAGAATTAGGCCGCCAAATCGAAGACACCATAGCCGAAATTACGGAAAGCGTAACGCAGACTTCGGCAAAGGACTTGGCTACGCAATTGTCCGACGCGATAGCCGAAGCCTACTCCGACGGCTTCAACAGCGACAAAGTAAAAAGCGCGATTGAAAAGGTTACGAACCAGGTATTAGGTAATGCCGTAAAGAACGCCTTAAAAAAACAATTCCTCGAACAGCAGCTACAAAATGCCGTAAAGCAGTTGCAGCGCGATATGGGTTTTAACGATGAAGGCGGCGGTTCCTTCGACGGCTTGACCCCGGAAGAACAGCAACGGTTTAAGGATAGAGTAAAATCAATAGCCCAAGGGTACGCCGAAGCCTTGAAGTTGTACGAAGATTTGTTTAAGGACTTGGACGATAACGGCGACCCTACTACGAGCCTATCCGGTGCAATTAAGGGAGCCAGCCAAGAAAGTATAGATTTATTGGCCGGACAAACGAACGCCGTACGTGTAAACCAAGTGCAGGAAATAGAAATCTTGCGCCAGCAGCTTATACACCTTGCCAACATCGACGGCAAATTAAGCGTATCGAACCGGCACCTTGAACAGATAGAAAAGAATACTTCGGGAAGCGCGTCCGACCCGTTACGGGCGCAAGGAATAACAATGTAGCGATATGGAAGTAAATAAACGATTGGCCCGCGACGCCAAAAAGAAAGGCATTTGCGAAGAATGGTACGGCCGCCTTATAGATACCAAAGGGAAAGACGAACTTATTAAAATGTACCTTGAAGGTATCGACTTTTGCCTAAGCAACGAGTACCCCAGCAACGAATTTATACGCCAGCACTTCGTAGGTACTTGCGAAGCCTACGGCGTGTTCCTCGACCAAGCTATTACGGCAGGAAACTTCCGGCACGTAGTAGCCCTTGGCCGTTGCGAGGGTACCGCCACTTACGACGGTTGGAACGTAGGGCAGGTATTCGCAAAGCACCAAAGCCGGTTAAAGGTTCTTGCTACCGGTAATTCCTTCGTAATGGTAGACGTATTCGACGATACCACCGTAGAAGTAGAAGCACGGGATAACGCGAAGATTTGCGTAAACCACTACGGCGGGAACTTGACGACTACCACCGGCGACGGCGAAGGTAACGCGATAATAAAAGTTATTCGAAAAACGACTAAAACGTATTGATATGGCAGACGAAAGTAACATTATCCTAAATATGCCCTTCGATGAAGCGGCCGGTTCTACCATTGCTTACGATTACAGCAAGACACGGGCGGACGGTACGGTAGTAGAAGCAGATTTTACCGGCGGAAAGCAAGGCAATTGTATAAAGTTCGACGGTAACGGGCATTGCGATATAGACAAAAACGTAATTCCCCTTACCGGGAACTTTACCCTGCTTGCCTGGTTGAAGCGTTCAGCCTTCCCGGACGGCTTTACAGGTAAGCGTATCGGATTCTTTGCCCGCTGGGAAGCCATAGAAGGTTATACGGAAGCGTGGTTTAACCTTGCGGCCGATACTTGGGGCTATTGGGCTATCGTCAAAGAGGGCCTAACAATCCGCATTTACCTTGATACGGCATTGGTGCAGACCATTACGCTACCCGCCCAGCCTACCGGTTTCGCTATCCTGCAAGACATCTATACGACCGCCAACGGGTACGGTTGTATCGACGAAGTTAAGGTATATAATACCGCCTTGCCGCAGGAAGAAATTACCGAAAGTATTGCTACGGTGGCGCAATTGGCTTACAGTATAGACGGAACCGATTTTAAGGCTTGGGATATTTATGTAAGCGAAAGTAACGGCCTTCTTGACCGTCCCAAAATGAAAACCCCGGTTTCCGTTGATTGGCCGGATTATCACGGGGAGATAGTAGACCTTGAAAACAAGATACTGCAACCCCGCGAAATAGCCCTTAATTGCTTTATGAAAGCGAACGGGAAGGTAGACTTTGTTACGAAGCTAAACGACTTCTTGGACGTATTCAACCGGCCCAACACCCAGCGGCTTATGGTAGATATACACCCTACGAAACCGTTGCTTTACGAAGTCTATAACGAGAACGGGGTAGCCATTAACAAACGTTGGAACGACGACCTTATGGTAGGAACCTTTACCTTGAAATTGAAGGAACCCGACCCGGTAAAGCGTATCGTACGGCACCAGCGTTTAAGCAATGATACGAAAACGCTAACGATTACCCTAACCAGCAAGAAGGCGGTTACTATCTTTTGGGGCGACGGAACCCAAACGAACGACGTTTACGGAACCGACGTAACAGCGAGTCACGAATACACGACCGACGGAATTTTTTACGCCATTGTCGCCGGAGTTATCGAAGAAATAGAAAGTTTCACTACTAACGGTATTATCGTATGGAACAAATTATAGTAAGACACCCGGACGGGACTACGGCCCTATTGACTTCGCGGGCGCGTAAGTCCGGAGTTACCAAGGCCGAACAAAGTATTACGCTGTTAGGGGCGGATACGGTGGCGATAACCGTAAAAAGTGCCACGCCCTTAACCTTCCACTTGGGCGACCAAATAGACGTTTACGGGAAGACTTATACCCTTAACCAGCTTCCGGGCATTAAGAAGACCGGAAACCGGAATTTCGAATATACCCTTACTTTCGAAGGCGTACAGTACGAGTTAATCGACGTGCAATTTTTGTTACCGGACGATACCGTATTAGATAGCTTTACGGGCGATTTAGAAGACTTCTTAGGTATTCTTATCGGGAACCTTACCCGCGTATATCCGGGTAAATGGGTGTTAGGCGTTTATCCGGCCAATACGGAGTATAAAACGCTTACCTATACGGAAAAGAATTGTTTGGAAGTGTTGCAAGACCTTTGCGAACAGTACAGCACCGAATTTGAGATTACCCAAGCTAACGGCGTTCGTACGCTCAATATCAAAACGGCCGGGGTAAACTTCCCCTATACCTTCCGGTACGGACGTACCGGCGGGCTTTACGAATTAACGCGCCAAAACATCAATTCCAAGAACGTAGTTACCCGGCTATACGTCTACGGCGGTAGTAGCAACCTTGGGGACAAATACCGTTATACCCGTCTTTGTCTTCCGGGCAAAGCTAAAAACGCTTCCTACATCGAGGACGCGGCCGCTATTGCGGCTTACGGGTTGAAGGAGAATACAAAGATATTCGACGACATCAGACCCGAACGCTACGGCGAAGTAACAGCCGCCGGAAGCGCGTATTATGCTTTTAAGGACGCTACTATGAACTTCGACCTTAACGAAAAGGATAGCGCGGGTAATACAAAGTGGCTTATCGACGGAGCTACTGCAAAGGTAAAGTTCACTACCGGAAACTTGGCCGGCTATGAATTTGACATACACAAGTACGACCACGCGACGAAGGAAATACAGGTAGTACCGTTCACGGACGAAAACGGCATGAAGTTCCCCAGCGAAACAAGTGCGGCGTTTCAGTTCGGCGTAGGCGATAAGTATTTCTTCACGGATATAAATTTGCCGGACACTTACAAGACCGACGCGGAAAACAAACTCCTTGCGGAAGGCAACAAGGCAATAACCGAATACAGCCAGCCGCAAGTACAGTACGGGTTAAGTATCGACGAAAATTTTATACGTCAGTTCGCCGGCGAACTGACCGTAGTAAACCTTTTTGCCGTCGGCGATTATATCCCAGTGGAAGATGAAGACATAGGCGTAAACAAATCGGTACGAATTACGGCCTTTACGCGCGATTTGCTGCGGGAATACAAGTATAATATAACCTTGGGCGACAGCGTAACCAAAACGACGATAACCCGCGTTATCGAAGACTTGCAGAAAATCGACAATGTTATAGAGATAAACGACCTTGCCGACCCGTCGAAGGCCCGCCGCAATTGGAAAGCCAGCCAAGAAGTATTAGCTAATGTTTTCGACCCCGAAGGACACTATTACAGCGAGAAGATAAAGCCGCTTTCGATTGAAACGACCATGTTAGCCACCGGCGCACGTTCCCAGCAGTTCGTATTACAGAACACCCGCTTTGAACCGAACTACGAAGGGAATCCCAATACGGTAAAGGTGGTAGGCGGTACGTTGGTTCACTATACGATAGCGGAAACCGTAAAAAGTTGGCAGCTAAATACGGCCACCTTTTCGAACCTTGTAAGCGGAACGGTCTATTACATATACGCCCGTTGCCAAAAGACAGGAACGGCCGGAAACATCGTTTTCGACACAGTACAGCGAGCGGTAGACGGCGACCCTACATATTATTATTTCTTGATAGGGAGCCTTAGCAGCGTGATAACCGATACCGACGGGAACCGGCCGGCGCGTCTTATCGCCCTAACTTATGGCGCAACGACAATTAACGGTCGTTTCCTTGCTACGGGGCGGATTCAAAGTGGCGACGGACAAACTTATTTCGACTTAGACGCCGGAGAGATTGGGGGGAACATTAAATTTCGTGCGTCTGACGGGACATTAAAGGATGTTGCTGAATTGGAACAAAGCGACATAGAATATTTGCGAGATGCTTTTAAGGATGCAAGAACAGAAATAGAAGGCGGTGTAGCCCTTTCCGGATTTATAGGTGTACGCGATACGGAACAGAATGTAGCAGCTGCTATGGCCGGTTATAATCCCACCGGAGAATCCGATTATCCGTTGATATTCGCAGGAGCGCAACAAGGGAATGTAGAGTATTACGGATGGACAAGCAATAGCTATACCCATATCTACACCCAAAGCGCGACGCCGAGCAATGGGGATAATTGTTTCGACAATAAAGGCTCTGTCGTAGGAACTGTAACGAATATCGTAGGGGCGCAAATTTTCGCATTATCCACAACGGGCGAAACCTATCAACGCAATACCGGAATCGACTTTACCGCGAAAACGCCCTCTGCAATGGAGGGCAACCGGGCCAAGTTCCGAGTATATAAGGACGGACGATGCGTTTCCAATTACTTTGAAACGAGCGGGTCGTATAAAACGATATATACAAAAACCAACTGCCCGCCTTCGCAATTTACTACGGTGTTGGCAGTTTCCGAAAATTGCTACATGGCCTTGACCGCCGGAGCACAATTCGGGGTTTTAATGGAGGCCAACGAAGACCATAACGGGTATAATTGTGCGTTATATAATTCATCATCATATCCCTGTACGGTCGTAAAGGGTACAAAATCTTCCTATACCCAAGTTGGGGTATTATCTCCCGGTGAGTTAATGGAGTTTGTGAATATTTATGGAACTTGGATTTTACGAAACCATACTCGCTATTCTACGAAGGCAGAAAGTTAGTTTTTAATTTTTTACCAACAAGCGTATTATAATAATACGCAACGGGGTATTTTTGTGTAACTTAATATTTCGACAAAATGAGTACAACAAGAGGGGGCGAAACGGTTTCCGCCCAAATTGGAACAATCGGCCCCATTGAAGGGCTAAGTACGGGTAACTTCAAAATGGAAGATACGCCGTTTAACATTAAGAACGACGGAGAAACCGCCGTCGTTCTTGAAGTAAACCTTTGGGGCATGGAGCCGGGCAAGTTCGTAGCTACGCGCTTCGAAATAGGTTGGAACCCCGAAATAGTCCGCGAGATTAAGCAAACGAGTATTAACGCTACCCTTGTTTGGGGGTACTAAATCTTATACGGCTATGGGTTTATTGATTGGAGTAGGAAACACGAAGCCGACGTTTCCCTACGATTACTACTACGGTATAGAATGGGATTCTAACGTAGCTTCTTCGGCTTGTACCCGAATTGGTCGCCCGGAACTTCACGTTTCGCTGCCTATTCAAAGTAAAATGCGCCGTTGTGTCTTGCGCGACAACGGAACGGTAGCTTATTACCTTCACGCGAACGACAGCACCAAGCGCGATACGGGAGCCGCCGCCAAACTTGACGGCACCGACGGGCAAGTAATGGTAGAAATACCAGCCCACTACCGCAAATTTGAAGTAGACGGTACTAAATTCCGGTGCCTTCTTTCCGAACACGCGCTACCGGGGTTCCATTTGGTGCAGCTTGCCTATCGTTCGGCTTACGAAGCGGCCGTAGACCGCACCGTATCGGCTACGCCGAAACTTGCAAGCGTCGTAAATACTTCTACGGCTTTCCGTGGCGGTAACAATACGGCCGGTTGGGACGGAACATATAGAAGCCTTTTAGGTATGCCGGCTACATCTATCAGCCTTACCAACTTTCGGAAGTATGCCCGGAACCGGGGGAATGCCGGCAAGAACGGGGCCGGTTGGAATTGCGACGTTTACGAAGTACAAAAAACTTGCTGGTGGCTTTACGCCGTCGAATACGCTAACTTTAATTGCCAACTTGCCTATAACGCGGAACCTACAAGCGAAGGATATAAGCAGGGCGGATTAAGCCAAGGCGTTACCAATATGAGCGATTGGGACGGCTATAACAGTTATAACCCTATGGTTCCTTGCGGGGTTACCAACCCGTTGGGAAATAAGACAGGCGTAGTAAACTACACATACAAGAAAAGCGACGGAACCGACGGCCAAACCCTTAGCGTACCCAGCTACCGAGGTTTGGAAAATCCTTTCGGGCACGTATGGAGTTGGACGGACGGATGCAAGTGCAATATTCAAAGTGCGGACGCGGGCGGCGTTAGTGAGTTTTTCGTATGTACCGACCCGGCCAAGTTTCAAAGTAACGACTATACCGATTACGAGAAGCGCGGCGAGCTACCCCGCAATGAAGGTTACGTTAAAATTATGATGATTGGCGAGTACGGCGAAAATATGCCGACAGCAGTAGGCGCAAGTTCTACAACCTATTTCTGCGACTACTACGCCAGAGGCATTCCCTCGTCGGGGTCGGTTACGCGGGGCGTGCTTTTCGGCGGTCTTGCGCATAGCGGCGCGTATGCCGGCTTTTCGTACGCGTATACGCATAACGCGGCTTCGGATGCGTCTGCGCATATCGGCTCCCGGCTTTGCTTTTTACCCGCTTAAAACGACACGCAACGGAACGCATTAACAAAGAAGGTTTAATTACGGCGGGCTTTCGAATTAGCCCAAATTAGGACGAATGCCCGCCGTTCAATTTTTCGCAAAAATGGAAAACAACAACAGGCAGGACGACGGAAGTTTAGCTTTCTTGCAGATTGAGCCGGACGCGAATAACAAGCACTTCAATTGTTCGGAAATAACCCAGCAGAAGTTAATTAACCTTTCTTTTTGGGTTATTGACTTCTTGGACGACGTTAAAACGAAGTTCGGAACCGGTCGCTTCTTGGTTAAGATTAAGTTCAATAAAGAAGACCCGGATAAAGACGCGCGGAAGTTCTTTCCCAATTCGCAAGAAATTAAATATATCCTTGGGAAGATTAAGGAGCGTAACGCCTTCCCGCGTAAAGTAACTATGCGGGCTTCGGGAACAAGGTATTATTTCGAGTGAAAATAAAGGCGGTTTACCCTTGGGGCGTGCTTTTCGGCGGTAATGCGAATAACAGCGCGAATGCCGGCTTTTCGTACGCGAATACGAATAACACGGCTTCGAATACGAATGCGAATGTCAGCTCCCAGCTATGCAGATTTTAACGGGGTAAAAACCTTGCCACTTGGCAAAAAACAACAACTATTTAAGGGGTATTAGTAGGACTTCCCGAACATTCCCTAAGGAATCAGCAAATAAGTAGTGCGATGAAGCGAATAGGTAACTTGTACGAGAAGGTTTGTTCTATCGAGAACTTGCAGCTTGCGGACGAAAAGGCCCGTAAGGGTAAGTTACGCACGTACGGAGTTATCGAACACGATAAAAAACGGGAAGTGAACCTATTGAAGTTGCGCGAAACCTTGCTAAACGGTACTTTCCATACATCGAAGTACGACGTATTCACTATTTACGAACCCAAAGAACGGGAAA